TCACTAAACATCGCAGCATTTACAAAGTGTTCCATCATCTTCTCAAATGATGCCTTTGCTAACGGGTCTTTATCCATACGATTCATTCCATGTCTATCAATTGATGTTATTGTTCCAGTTGATGTCATTAAATCTGCAATCAACATTTGATGTTGTGCAATAGGTTTTGGATCAGTAAACTGTAATGGCATCTCATGAATTAAGTATGCTCTTGCCGCCTCTATACCATAATTTTTAAGTATGATTTGAAGACTATTACAATATGAACGATTCATATCAATCATAGGGATATGTTTAATTAGATTCATATCAATACCATTAGCATAGATAACACATTCCTTTTCAGTCTTTGCCTCTCTATCAGGATTATTATATGTAATTATACTTTCCTCACTAATTTCATCTACACGTTTAATACTTTCCGATCCCTTCAGTTTAAACTTATTTAGAATGATTTCATATAATTCTATTAACATACTATTGTCAGTCTGTGTTAGTTCAAAACGAATATGTACTATCGGATTATCACTGTTATTGTAATTAGATAGAATACATCCTCGTGTAATCTTGGCAATAAAATCCTTCATATTTTTCTTAACACCGGTCATATCACCATAGGTATTAGTCCAAAATTGTACAAATTGTGTTTTAATATCTAACATAGTTACATCATTATGTAACATAGCTTCTTTATTTAATGATACACGGAATAACCAAGGCATTGTCTCTAATGATTTAATTTTATCTGCATTAATACCAAAGATGGATTTTGTATCCATTTCATCTTTTACAGTATAACTTCTCTTATTCTCAATATCTGAATCATATACAATCATTATTTTCTGTGCAACATCTTTTAATACTGTGTATTTAAGGTAAGATGCAATCTTATATGCCATAATCTTATTATTACTATACTCCTCCTTCAAATAAATACTCATATATGGTGTCTTAATATTTTTAGTATATCCTAATAATTCTCTGAAACGTTCAGCACCTTGTAATCCACCAGCTCCAGTCTTGTGGAAAGATGATAATGTTTGTTGAGTAAGAGGTTCACCAACACTTTGTGCAGTTACTACTCCAACCATTTCTCCATAATTAATCATAGAACGATTATAACTTTTTACAACCTCATTAATTGTATTATCAAATTGTACCTTGTTAAACTTGTATTCCTTAATACATCTTGATGGTGCTAAATATTCATATAAACATAGTTTGAATAGAAACTTAAAACGTTGTTCATCAGCATGTTTCAATGGATTCTTTTCAGGACTTACCATTGTTAGTAATGGTGTCATTTCATGAGTTAATACCTCTTGAAGTTTCATTTTAACATAATCATTTGTTAGTTGCTCATTAGAGTTACTATCAATAATTTTATTATCATAAATAATACGAGCAAAGTTAACTGTCTGTAAATATGTTTCCATATTAGTCTTATACTCAATAAGGAAACGCATCTGAGAATCACGTAATTTATCACGCATTTCGATCATTTCTTGAGCCATATCCTCATATATTTCATGAATTTTAGCATCTCCCATTGGAAGTGTATTAACTTTGACATATTTTTGTTTAGTAAGCTCAAAGTTATTGGCTCCATATATTAGTTGAAGAATAACGTTATTTCCAGTTCGAACAGTACCATCATACATTACTTTAATATCTTCCAGACCCTTAATTAGTTTACGTTGTTGATAACCAGTTTCTGCTGTTTTAATAGCAGTACTAATCAGTCCTTCTCTACCAGTCATATGATGGAACCAGAATTCATGAGGTTCTAATCCTTCATAATATGAACTTTTAATATATCCACGACTAGCAGGACGATCATCATTCTGAAAGAAATGTGGTAAAGTACGACCATTAACCTGTTTTGGAATACGTTTCTGTTTTAGTAAATCTTGAGCTAGTGCACCCATAATTGGTCCAATATTTGTTTCAGCATCTCCTTTTGCACCAGAATTAACCATAGTATAGAAGTGATTTTTACTATCCAATAGTTCCATAATCTTGGTACCAATATCAACACGACGATTTAGTTTTGCTTTAACATCTTCTTCAAATAAATCTGCATCTAACATTTCTGGGTTATTTTCAATTTCAGTAATTAGATGTTCTACTTCCATTTCCTTTTCAGTAATAATTTTCTTAGCTAATGCTTTGATTTCTTTTGAAGGACAAGCATCACGTAAACCCACTGTAAAACCATAATTAATTAACCAATATGCAGTAATACGTTGTGTATTATCAATATATACTTTAGTTGTTTGTGGATCATATTTATCCCATGAAGTAATCATAATTTGTTCAGATAGCTTTTTACCAGCAATACCCTTTAATAGTTTACCATTTTGGATATGTGATTTAGCATCTTTATAATTAATACCATCAGGAATAATCATAGAGTACATTTCAAGAGAGTCAATATCTTTCTTTTTAATTTTCAATACATCAGTCTCATATGTATACATAATCATATTCATAGCATCATGCCAATCAATGATTAATGATTTTTCTGTCAATTGGTGTGAACCAATCAAAGTATCCTGCTTCAATTTAATAACTGGTTTAGCATGCATTGGAGACATAATTTGTCTTTTAACATCAGATATCATTGCAAGCTCTGTTTGTGTCTGAATAGACTGAGGTACAAACATATTCATTTCATCCCCATCAAAATCAGCTCCATATGGAGAAGTAACAGTAACATTCAACCTGAATGTTGATAGTTTATCATTATTAATAACTTTAACACGATGAGTCATCATAGACATTTTATGTAGAGTCGGTTGCCGATTAAATAATACTGGATCACCTGGTTGAAGATGTCTCCATACCTCATCTCCCATATTGAGATTGACTGTACTCTTATTATACCGTAAATCAATATCAATATACTTATCTCCTCGTTTTACTCTTACCATATTTGCTCCTGGATACTTGTATCGTCCATTTCTTACTAATTCCATTAAACGATTATAATTATGAGGTGTTACAACTTCAGTGAATGTCAAGTTCATAGCAATTTTAATAGGTACACCTAATTCATCTAAACTTAAATTAGGATCAGATGTGATAACGGATCGAGCACAATAATTAACACGTTTTCCCATTAAATTATTACGAATTAGACCAGTTTTTCCAACAATACGTTCAGAAATACTTTTAACTGGCCTTCCACATGATTTTTGCGCTGATTTAGGTAGATTAGTATCATTATCATAATAAACTGCTACATTATACTGTTGACACTTTAGAAAATCAATTTGATACTTTCTTTCTTCCTCTGTAGGATTTTCCTTCTCTACAAATTTTCGTAACCTTTGACTCGCTTTGATAATATCCGCTAATTTATTATTTAATGTATCTTCTGATGAGCCATTAGCTAGAAAATCAGCTTTAACTGAAGGACGAATAGCAACTGGAGGGATAGGAAAGTTTTTAATAATAAGATCTTCTGGACGAAAACGCCGTTGATTCCTTTGATCAAAGCCCATTAATTTCCAATCGGCATCACTTATATTAACTAGAATATCATACACCATTCTTGGTGTTAATACCTCTCTAACTTTCTTTTTCTCAGCATCTGCCTCACCACCCTCAAGAGGTGCTGATTCAGCTACAAATTGAATAACTCCAGTAGTATTTTTAATTTCCAATTTAATCATAGGAATAGGTGCATTACATACTTGACAATTATTTAACTTTGCCAATTTTCGAATTTCAATGAAACGGTTCTTACCATTTTTATACTTGAGAATATACTCTAATGTAGCATGTGACCTTGAAATTCTTAAATTAGAACATCTTAAACATATACAACTTAATATACTTTTAACACCATCTTTAAATGCAAAGTTAAATACTGGTTCAGCGAATTCAGTATGTCCAAAATGTCCCGGACAATTCTTTTCTCTTTCACCACATGTTAAACAAGTACGTTGATTATCTGTAGTACCTAAACGTTGGTCTACAATACCACCACGTTTAGGTTCATTATTGTCATATGTTTCTGCTAAAATGATACCATAAGGTTCGCTTGTACTCTTAATTACCGAATAATCTTTTACCTCAGAGTTGCTCCATACGTCGAACTCAATACGGTCTATTGGAATTAGATCCTCGCTATATGGGTTATCCATCTTAATCTCTTATAATACTTATACTATAAATTTTTAAGTCCTTTAAATATATTTTTCAACATTTATGTTAAGATATCATTAATAGTAACTGTTTTACATCCTTCACCACTCCACTTAGATAGCTTCCCCTTATATATTACCTCTAATGTATCTATAACTTCACCATAATAAATAAAATATAACATAGCTAACTTATCAATACCTTCATGATGTAATAATTTCTTTTTATCTTCATAATTTAATATTTTATCATTAATCTTCATTATGAAACTAATCAATGGTATTCTTAATATAGGTTGATTATCATACTTTACCTTATTTATAATATCTAAATAATTACCATTAGTGATTAACTTTTTACGATTTTGATTACGATATTCAACTATATAATCCTCTTGAGTATTTGAAAACATTACATTAAAAATCATACATATATAGTACTTTATAGTTACATCTACTAATTGGTTATTTTTAATAAGATATATACGTTTCTCCTGAGGTAATTTGCCACGTACAAATGTTTCAAATTGTATATAAAGTTTAAACAAGTATTTTAATATACAAGTACGCATTTGAATTATTTCAATAATATTAGGGAACATTTCTTATTATACTTAAATATTAAATCTATAAATGAATTATTAAGAACATGGACCCTGAAATATCCCAGGATTATCCCCTTAATTGTACATGGAGTATTTGGTATCATCATACTCTTAATGATTGGTACCTAAGTGGTTACAAAAAGATTTTCTCTATAGCTAATATTAAAGACTTTTGGAATTTTCATAATAACTTGGATTGTTTAGGTGGTATTACAAATGCACAATTTTTTATGATGCGCGAATCAGTAACACCAGTTTGGGAAGATCCACAAAATAGAAATGGTGGTTGTTGGTCTATTCTTGTTCCGGTTCAAGATGCTCAGAATGTATGGGAAAATATTGCTGTTCAATTAGTAGGTGATACACCTGATAATGGTATTACCGGTATTAGTATTAATCAAAAAAATAATATTTCTGTTATAAAAATATGGAATTCTGATAAAAATCAACGTAGTACATCTATATTAACTGAATCTATTCAAAAATATGGTAACATACTATATAGGCCGCATAAAGTCCAATACTAAGTTGTTTATATAACTTTTCATATCATGAGCTGATAACTTTGGTAAATTACCTTGATTATATACATCTAAAATAATAGTTTGACCAATATGTTTATAGTCCCAAATAGGTAATATAGGTATAGGATCAGCTATATTAACCACTCTTGTAAAATTAAGTGGACATCCATAAACATCTTTTATAAATTTAGGTTGACCAAAAGTTATAACTTCATTAACTTGGTTAGTTGATTCATAAGTTAACATAGCTAATATACAAGCAATACAACCACCAGAGGAATGTCCTGTTAAATCAATAGTATATCCGTCTGCTAGTACTCCTTTATCAGTTAATTCTTTTTTAATTTTAACAGCTTCATCAAAAAAACCTTTATGAAAACGATATTCATTATACAAAACATTTTTCATATTAATATTCATAAGAAGATCTTGAGGACGTTTTAATAACATAGACCCTCTTACAACTATTATATGATGTTTATCTTCTGGCTTTGTATAAACCAAAATACGCTTGTATCTTTTAATAGCTTTAGGAGGTAAATTGTTAATATCAGCATATTTATACGCATTACTTGATAAGTATGCCATACGGGTTATTTTAGAGATTTTTTCAGAAGATAATGCCTGCTCTATACATCGATGCTGCATTTTATTATTATATAAATAATCATAAAAAAATGATATCATCTAGAGACTTAGCTGAAAATAAAAATTGATCTTGACCTACGTCTCACCTAATTTTTATATATATGAATAAACTCATATATATAAAAATTGATCTCGTCTAACGACTCTGTCTCTTTTTAATAAAAATTGATCTCGTCTAACGACTCTGTCTCTTTTTAATTAATAGATTATTACATAATCTATTAATTAAAAATTGAATACATTTCCAAAGGAAATATACCCTCTCTTTATTAAATCAATTAAATTGATTTAATAAAAATTGAAAAAAAAACATGAGACAATGTTCAATGCTTGATAACACACCTGAAACACAGCTGAAACACAGCTGAAACACAGCTGAAACACAGCCTAGAAAGAATGTCCTACTTCCCCTTTTTCACGTCCAACGTGAATCCGCTTGCGATGTTCAACCCCGATTTTCAGATGGGTATGGCTATGCCTATCCCTACGAAGATCCCCATGCCCATTATCATGCCTGTGCCCATTTCAATGGGTACTCCCTTCTTGGGCTATCCGACTGGTTTGACGGCGGATCAGTCTTCTGCAATTGCAAAGTTTGATGCCGAGTTCCCCGATATGCAGAAGAAGATGAACTACCTCTCATCAATTTCCAATCTGTCACCGCAGCTTCTGAAAGAGTACTACGACATCAAATCAGAGTTTTCTCCTCTTGAGATTGCCAATTGCAAAGCCAATATTACATTGGCTAATGCCGAAAAAATCAGCGCTAGCAGCCGTCTCCAGTCTGTAAAGACTAAAATCGACAACCTTTACAACCTGGTGTCGGGTATGGCCATGTACAATCCACTCATGGCCAGAACTCTTCCTACAGTCGTAACAACTATTACGACTACTCCAGTTCCTACTTCACAGGGTTCAGATTCCATGCCACCTGAAATCGCTGCTATGCTTCGCAAACTACATAACGAGCGTATGTAGTTTTGAATCAATGCATTACCTGTACCTTTTCTTTAGCTGATTGACATTTGTGCATCTTGTTCATTTATAAAGTATTAATTAAAAATTGATCTCGTCTAACGACTCTGTCTCTTTTTATATATGTCAGTTTTACTGACATATATAAAAATTGAAAAAAAATTTGCATAGTACTTCCTTTAACTGATAACACGACCCTACCCGTCCTGAAACAGTTCCTGAAACAGTTCCTGAAACAGTTCCCAAGATGTTCCATTTTGGCCTCCCTATGAACTCGGGTACGTCTGCAATCTATGGCATGCCTGTCATGTTCGGTTCAAGCGGCATGTCAGCTGCTTCGCAAAACGCGATTATACAGTTTGATTCTGCCTTTCCTGATATGCAAAACAAAATAAAGTTTATTGCATCAATTCCAAGCCTTTCTCCACAGCAGCAGGAAGAATATACTAGCTTGACGAAAATGTTCAAGCCATTTGAACGTACAAATGCCATAACTAATATCGACGAAATGAATTGTAACAAGATCGCCCTTACTAATCGGATGCCGTACATTGTGAGCAAAATTAATAATTTGTACAATCAACTATCAACTTCGATCGTGTCTAACCCAGTCATGGTCACAACTACGACTACGCCAGTTCCTTCTCAGGGCTCTGGGTCCAAGCCGCCTGATGTCACAGATCTTATTAACAAGATGCGTAATGAACGCATGTCTTAGATTACTTTTTTTAGCTCGTAACATTTGTGCATTCTTAATTTTTCATTATAAAAATAATACATTTCCTTTGGAAATATGCACCTTTTTTATATATGTAGTTTTACTCATATATATATAAATTGATCTCGTCTAACGACTCTGTCTTTTTTAATAAAAATTGAAAAAAAAATTACATAGCACTCCCTTATCTGATACCACAAGAAAGCCTCAATCAATCGTGAACCAACTTTCAACCTTCTTAACAGCTTCATCAAACAGTCTAAATGACTACCATCTCTGAGGATCTCAAGAAAATTTTGATTAAGAATGCAGTTGATGATATTCTCGCAAAGATTGAAGTGATTACTAACGAAGTCAAGAAAAAGAAGCACGAGCTCAAGATGAAAAACTTTGTGATCAAGCAGGCTGAAATAACTGTAGGTTTTGATCACAAGGAAGCAGATAAACTTTTTACGGAGCAAGATGCAATCGAAGAAGAGATTAAATCTCTTTGCACCAAGGCTGATGATCTGGAAAACCAGATTACCAAGCTTTACTCCTAAGCTTTCACTTCTCATACGAGAACCCTTTTTTTATACATGTTACCTACATGTATATTTACGTTATTTATTATATCCTTTTATTTTAACAAAAAAAATTGATTAAATAACCAAATAGCATATCCATACCTATAACTCCCCAAAGCCTGCTTTCATACATCACAAGACATCCAAAGCATCCTAAGGTATACATTACTGAGCATACAATCAGATGTCGATTTCGGGTGACATCCAGACCAACATTTTGCTCCTTGACAAACATGTCTTAGAGCTCAACAATCAGATCAAAGATATGAAAAACCAGCTCAAGTTCAAGAAGTGGCAGATTCAAAAGGCTGGTATGAATCATTCTACTACCGACGAAGCAATGAAAGCACTGATCGCGTCGGAGACCGATCTCGAGGAGGAAATGCTGAGCCTCAAGAATCAGCACGATGATATCGCATTCCTGATTAAGAAAATCAGCATCAAGCTGTACTAGTTGTACAAGCTTTGGTCCTTTGGTCGTGGGAAAATGAAAATTTGTTGGTCTGATAGTCAGACTAAAATTTGTTGTATCATACTTTCATGCAAAATTTGTCCTTTCTTTACTCTCTTTAATTGCTATCTCTCGTAATTTATTTAATACATTATTTTGTTCTTCTATATCATTATTTATCACATATTCAAAAGGATAATTATCTAAATCTGTCTCTGATAGATGATTTTGTATATCTTCAGAACCTTCCTGTTTAACTCTTGATACTGTTCTATTAGGTGCATTTACCCTTAATAAAATACCATCATGTTGTTTAATCCATTGTGCTTCATTCTTAAATCTCACATCAGTCACAATAAATATATTGTTCTTATTAGGTGTTCTATTTTTATATATTTCCATCCATAAACTTAATGAACGAATCCATATATCTTCTCCATATTTATCACGTCCATTTTTTGTTCCATATTCTTGTAACATCTGTCTTACCTCTTTTGTCTTTTCATTAAATAATGAATCATATGATAAATCTTTATTTCGACAACCAACTTCAACCTTCATTTGATCCCCAAATGCAATATAATAATATTGAATGTTTGTTATCATCTTATTCAAAATAATAGGCAATATTTTCTCTGCTATATAGTTTTTTCCACTTCCCATCTTTCCACTTAATCCTATTAATAAATTCTTACAGATACTCATTTTTTTGCTATATATAATATATTTATTCTTTTATATATTGATAATTATTGAAAAATATATATCATACTATCTCCATATTATAAACATATAATAGGAAAAGTATCAAGATATTAAAAGTACAAAGGTACAATGGTGGCTTGTCAAGAAAACAATCAAAACTCTATATCATGGGCAAATCGTGCTTTGATCAAACACCTTGTTCATAACATCCACACATGTATGAGCAAAATATACTCAATCCATGATATTAGTCCTATCTTCATGTTCTATAATAAAATATTTATACGTACTACTTACAAAAATACAGAAATAAATCTAGATAATCTTTCAAAATCTTTAAAAGCTATCTATTGTCTTAATAATGAAGGTATTATAAACTATGCTAATAAAATAGATGTTAGTATCATGTCCAAAAATATATTAGATTGGGATGGTATTGATCCTCTTGGTGTTTATGTCGAAATTCATATCCCAAATGATGAAATATCTTCAGTATTAGAAAAATTTCCAGATATTAAATTTATGTCATATGATGATAATTCAGCTTGTATTTTTCAACGTTATGAACTACTAATTGCTAATAATATTGGAATTACCAAAGTGAAAGCCGCTATTATTAATGATTATTTAGATAACTTGGCTTATATCAATACAGTTAATATCGAAAGATTAGATACTATCGGTAGTTTGTTAGGATCGTTTATCAATCACTTTTATGAATATTTTAATAATATGATTATCAACATTGCCGAACTAGGTAACTGTTATGTTGATTATGTTGATAATGGTCATATTGGCATGACCATTAACAATGAACTAGCTTATAAAGTAATAGAATTAAATGAAACATTATCATCTGAAATATTTGTTTTCAAGATGAATACATGTAAAATTATAAAAATAGATACATCTAATTTACCTGATATAAAATCAAATACTAAGGCATCATCAGTATTTTTTAGCAAGATGATTCGGACTATAGCCATATGTGCCCAAAATTTAGAACATTTTGAGATTAATTATATAAATGAAATGGATCATATATTATATCTTGATAATGACACATTAAAAGATATGAATATTATATTTTCTCGTTGTAAGGTAATACTAATTCGTAGTAAGTTTGATTTTGGATTCAATTTTTGGGGTATCAACCTATCATCATTTCCAAAATTAGTTAGATTTGAGTTTGACAATATTAATGATATCAAAAAAATACGTATAAATTCTACAAACACAAATGTTAAACATATAAGTCTTTCTAACAATGTAATTCCATTTGATTGGCATTCTGAACTTTCTATTTTAGAACTTCACAGTATGACAATATCAAAGGATACTATACGTATGTTACCATATACTTTACATAAAATTAATCTTATGGTTCAAATAACAAGTAACTTGTTATTTGATATTTCAAAGTTTCCTTGTTTATGTGATTTAACTTTAATAGCTTATTCAAAAACAAATCATATTATAAATATGTTTTGTTCTTCAGAAAATCGTCAGCTGAAACATCTTAAGTTTAATGATAAAGTTATAATGGGTATTATAGATGTACCTAATCTGAAACAAATAGCTATGGATGTTAATACTATTACACAAGAAACAATTGATAATATACCTTTTAATATTGAGGATTTGAGCATCCAAGGTAATGTATCAGGAAAGCCAATAATAGATGTTACCAAGTTTCCTCATCTTGGTTTGTTACATTTGATGAATAACATTGATAAAAAGTTTACACTTATCGGTAAACTAATACATACCGTTATAGGTATATTTCTTGTATTATGAACCCACTTAAAAAATAATAACTTTAATAAAGTATGCTTAGATACGATGGATTTCAAGATTCCTGAAAGTTTTAATGACTTTGAAGAGTTAAAGTTGAGAGCGGAAACGCTACGTGGAATATATGGATATGGATGGGAAAAACCATCCGAGATTCAAAAACAGGCATTAGTGCCTTTTTTAAACAACAATGATATGATTATTCAAGCCTGTGCTGGTTCTGGTAAGACTGGTGTATTTGGTATTGGTTCTATTGAAAAAGTTAAATCAAATATTAAAAATATGCAGGTATTAATTATTAGTCCAACTAGAGAGTTATCCGTTCAAACTTATAATATTATTTGTACTATTGCTCAATACTCACCAATTTCTGTAGCACTACATCGTGGTTGTAGTACAAAGTTACGTACTGGTGAAAAATTATCTGGAACTGAACGTGCTAGTGGTTATATGAGTTATGGTGAAAGTCAACGTTATTGTGAACAAATTGTTGTTGCAACACCAGGACGTATTCTTGATTTATTCCGTCGTAAACAAATATCTTGTAATACTTTATCTCTTTTAATTTTAGATGAGGCAGATGAGCTATTAACATTAAGTAATGAATTTCAGACTACATTAAAAGATATTTTAAGCTTTTTACCAGTAGAACGTCAAACAATAGTAGTTTCTGCAACAATTCCTTCTGATGTTTTAAGTTTTGTTCAAAATATTACCAATAGCCCAAAACGTCTATTAATGAAGAATGAGGAGTTACCATTAGCAGGTATTAAACAATATTATGTTGTTTTAGAAAAAGAACAAGATAAGATATTGTGTTTAATTGATATCTATAGTAATATTTCTATTCAACAATCTATTATTTTTGTAAATCGTAAGGAAAAAGTAGATTATATCTGTGAACAAATGCGAGAGAATGGCTTTACTGTCTCTTGTATTTATGGTACTATGTCTCAGGTAGAACGTGATAGTATTATGGCTGACTTCCGTAAAGGTGTAACTCGTGTTTTAATCGCTACAGATTTATTAGCACGTGGTATAGATGTTCAAAGTGTTTCAATGGTATTCAACTATGATTTACCCAATAATAAAGAGAATTATATTCATCGTATAGGTCGTTCAGGTAGATATGGACGTAAGGGTGTAGCAGTAAACTTTGTTTTAGAACCAAGTGGTAATAAACCTAAGAGTGTTATTGAATTAGAAAACTTTTATGGTTGTCAAATATCTCCTCTTCCACAACTTGACCTATTATAAGAAATTATATGAATTTTTTATATATGTAATTTTAATGGATCTATATCGAGATATTGATATTCAGGCTATAACTGATAAACTTGATTCTATAGTTGATCTTGCAACTGATATAAAAGACAATACTTTATTTCCTACTTTTATAGAAAAAGTTAAAGCTAAAAAAATTATTATGAACTTTATAAAAGAAAAAAAACGTGTCATTTATGGTGGTACTGCTTATAATGAACTCATTAAAAATAAAACATCAAAAGAAAGAATTTATAGTGAAAAAGAGGAGGTTACAAAAGATGTTGAATTTTATACACCAGAGCCTATAATGGATATGATAGAATTATGTGATTTATTAAGGAATGATTTTGAGTATGTTGCAGGGAGCGATGCTCAACATGAAGAAACATTTTCTATATTTGTTCAATTTGAAAATATGTGTGATATATCTTATATGCCTAAACATATTTATAATAATATGCCTCGATTAACTATTAATGGTTTTCAATATACACATCCTTCTTTTATTTTAGTAGATATTTTACGTCAATATAATGATCCTTTACTCAGTTATTGGCGTTTGAAAGATAAAACATTTTCACGTGCTAATATGCTTCTTAAATACTATCCATTAGATTTACATAAAGGTAAACCTGATTTTCCACCACCTTCTAAAATTAATGGATTTGTTTTTGATATGATAAAGAATATACCATCATTAATACATCTAGGTAGTATAGCTTATAATTATTATATTAATACAAAAGAAAAACATATTAACACTGATCAACCATTAGTTTGTATGTCAACAAATTTAAAAGAAGATAGTAATAATATATATAAATTAATAACAAAAAAATATAAAATTAGAGTAGAAGAATATTGGCCATTTTTTCAATTTTGGGATAGACGTGTTGTTTATTATTATGATAATTATCCTGTATTAACTTTAGTTGGTCATAATCGTATATGTTTACCCTATCATTCTGTAACATACTCTGATAATAAATTTAAAAGTATTCAATTAGGTGGTGTTTATAAAGAACTATTAGGTGGTGAAAAAGAACCTACTGACATTAATAATACTATGAAAATGGGTACATTTATTCTTCTAATATTGTATCTTTTAATAGATTTACATTACTGTAATATTAATAAACTTAAAAAAGAAGCTAAAACAATAGAAAATATGTTATATACTTTGTTAGATACTCGTAAAAAGTATTTAACAGAAAAAAATATAACAGTTATGGATAAGTCTCCTTATCAAGAATTTATATTAGAATGTTATGGTAAAACAGTAAATCCTAAAGTTGATTCACATACTAGAAGATTAAATCGTAAAAAACGCGGATTAGCTGTAATTCTTCGTTATACTCCTAATGAAGATGATAAAAATGCTGAAAAATATAAAATTAACTTTGAAAATTCATCCGGTAATACAATTACTAATCCTAAAAAATTATATGTAAATAATATTATTAGTGATAGCGATACTGATGATATTTTAGCTATTTAATCATTTTTCTCTTGGTTTTCCATCCAATCTGTTAGGGATAGTATGGATTTTTTATTATTTTGTGTTACTGAACTAGCATCACTAGCACCACTATTTATATTAGTACTAGTAATACTTGCTTCTTCATCGCTATCACTATCAGGTAGACTAACAGTATCCTCTGATATATTTGAATCTTCTAACTCATTATCAATTCTAAGTAATGATTTAATAATACAAAATAATAAAAATATAGGTGGAATCAATAATATTGAAATATACATTTTATAGAACTATGGCAACCATAGTAACTATATAAAGGTTTATCTTTTATATCTATTTAAAGAGTGTAAAAAAGTAAAAATGCAAGCTGTAATAGAAATACCCTATAATCCCATAAATGTTCTTATTTCTAGTGATGATATTCAAAGATTGTTTATGAGATTCAATTTAGATGTTCATGTTAAAGATGTTAAATATTATCAAACTGCATTAACAAATCGTTCATATGTAAGAAGTGAATACAATTTAATTGATCCAGATGTATTAAAAAATAGTCGAACTAATAATACTTTGGAACTATTTGATGAATCTAATGAGAGGTTAGAATTTCTAGGGGATACTATTATTAAGTGTGTTGTTTCTGAATACTTATTTCGTCGTTTTTATGAGGAAGATGAAGGTTTCTTAACACGTATTAAAACAAAAATAGAAGATAAGGATTCTTTAGCAAGATATGCTAAACGATTAGGTTTAGATCACTATATTATTCTTAGTAAACAATTAGAAGATAATAATGGTAGACATTCACATAAATTTTTAGAGGATAGTTTTGAAGCTTTTATGGGTGCTTTATATCTTGATTTGGGCTTTGAAATTTGTAAAACTTTTATGAATATTATTTTGGAAACTGAGGTTGATTATGCTGAAATTCTTTATAAAGATACTAATTATAAAGATCAACTATTACGTTTTTATCATAAAAATAAATGGTCATATCCTCTATATGTTGAGGTTAAAGCAGATGGTCCTATTCATAAACGTATATTTACTATGGGTGTAAAGGATTTTATGGGTAATATTATATGTGAATCTAGTGACATGAATAAGAAAAAGGCTGAACAAAAATGTGCTATGTATGCTCTTTATAAATATAATCAAATCATCAAAGAACAAATGGTTCTTGAATAATAATTTCTTTTATAATAGTATATAATGTTGTCTGATTATATGAATGACAAATTAAGCCAATACAAACATGCTAGAAGTATCGCTGATAATGTATTAAATGAAATTGAAGCCATTGGTAAAATGAACCAATTTGGTGGAAAACTTAAAATTAATCAAGAAAGTATTAAAAAATTAGATGACGAGACAAAAGAAAATATTATGCAAATAAAAGAAGTATTAAATGAGCTTGAAAATATTCAATTTGATACAATCCGCACTAAATTAGCAAACTGTAAGAAAATACAAACTGGTGACACTGGTGATATGGCTGAAAATATAACTACTTTACAAGATATTATTGGTCAAATTAGACGTGAATTAGGTAAACAAAAAGATCGTTTACAAAATGAAGTTACAAATATATCAAATCCTTTAAGAGAACTAACTAATGATGATGATGAATAAATATAATATTAGTGTAATATTAGTGTTATAATATTAGTGTAATATTAGTGTTATAATATTAGTGTAACATAGATAAACAAAATAATTTATCTATATTTAATATATCTATGAGTCATCTAAATACATATCTTCAAGATAAATTAACAAAATATCACAAATATAATTCTCGGGCTAATGAACTATTAGGATTACTATCATCTGTTTCAAATGAACTTGTTTCTGGTCAAACCAATAAATTAACTAATGTTATGGTGGTTTTAGATGGTGGTTCTATACGTGATCGTTTAAAATCAGCACGTGAAAAATTAGGTTCTACTGGTAAAAGTTTAACTAATAAAATTAGTTCTATGAAAAATAAATTAAGTCCTGGTTCTAAAAAAGCATCACCAGCAGCAAGATCACCAAAATCTCCAAGATCACCAAGATCACCAAAATCACCAAAATCTACAAGATCACCAAAATCACAATCACCAAAATCAAAAAGATTTTTTTTTACAAAAGGTTCAAAAAAGACTTCTTCTCCTGGTACTCAAGCATCATCATCTGGTGATATACAAGAAGATTTAAATGCTATTGTCGATATAATTACAGAAATCCAATCTATTAATTTACAAGATATAGAAACAGGTATTACCAATATTATGTCTAATCTTAAGAGTACTGGTGATAACAGTAACACTGAAATTCAAAAACTTCAAAGTCAATTAGCTGATGTTAAGACTCAAATAGGTAAAATCAGAACACAAGCTGCTACTACACGTACTCAATTAGCTGACAAGGTTCAAAAAACCCTTCAACTAATGTAATAAATCTTTATTCATCTATTATATTATATATATTAGATTAATGACTGACAATTATATTGATTTAAAAATTAATGGAAGATTGTTTCCAGTATGGGTTTTACATAATTTTAAAAAGTATAAATTACCACCTATTATTCATGCTACTGATGAAGATCCATGTAATGCTCCTAGAAAACCTAATACTAACGAACTTCGCGATTATCAAAAGTTTCTTGCCTCTTACCTTGATTATAGATCACCATATCGTAATATTTTAGTTTATCACGGTTTAGGTTCTGGTAAAACAGTAACTGCAATTAACATTTATAATCTTCTATATAATTACTCTCCTCTATGGAATGTTTTTGTTCTTATAAAAGCTTCTCTTAAAGATGATCCTTGGTTAAAAGATTTACAAAGATGGGTTCCAAAACAAGATAATGCCGATAGAATGAATAATATACAATTTATTCATTATGATGCTCCTAATGCTGATAAAGTATTCTTGGAAAAACTAAAAACAGCTGATGCTAATAAGAAAAATATGTATATTATTGACGAAGCTCATAATTTTATTAAAAATGTTTATAATAATATTGTATCTGGTTATGGTCGTCGCGCTTTTACCATTTATGATTATATTGTAAATGAAAAGAAAGAAAATGATTATACTCGAGTTATATTACTTTCAGGTACACCTACTGTAAATACACCATATGAACTTGCCTTAATTTTTAATCTTCTACGTCCAGATACCTTCCCAAAAAATGAATCTCAATTTAATGATATTTATATATCTACCAAAGGTGGTAAAATGGTTCTCAATCCAGATAATAAAAATATGTTTCAACGTCGTATATTAGGTCTAGTATCTTATTATATTGGTGCTGATCCCCAATTATTTGCTTCAAAACATATTATTAAAAAATATTTACCTATGAGCAGTTATCAAGAAAGAATATATTCTTATTTTGAAAAAATAGAAGAACAATTAGAAAAAAAACGTATTATGACTAGCAGTCAACAAACATTATATAGTTCTTATTCTCGTCAAGCATGTAATTTTGTTTTTCCTAATTTAGGTGATGATTTAAACGGTGAAAACCGTCCTAGACCATCTAAATTTGATCTCAATTTAGGTGAAAGTAAATTAGTTGCAGAGGGAAAAGCTAAGAAATTGATTGATATAGAAAAGAAATCTAAGAAAAAACAAAGTATTAATCTTTATTTAGCTGAAATTAGTAGGTATTTAAATGCTTTTGATTCTTATTTAGGTAAACTACATGATGAAGATGTTAAATTAAAACATACTATTTTTGATGATATTGAAACCTTTAAAAATAAATATAAACTTAAATTCGTCGCTTTTTGGAAAGATCATAAGAAAAGTAAGCTATTAGAAGCAATGTATGCAAGTTCTTGTAAGATGACCGCTATTCCATTCTATTTACTACGTTCTAAAGGTCCTGTTATTATATATTCAAATTATGTTAAAATGGAAGGTTTGGAACTATTTAAAATATATTTAAAATACTTTGGCTATGGTGTTTATGGAGATTCCAATAATTATTCTTCAGGTACTTTTGTTGAATATCATGGTGATATCGATAAACAAATCCGTTCTAAGAATCTTAAATCCTTTAATACACCTGAAAATGTTAATGGTAAAGTTATTAAAATTATTATGATTTCTGCTGCTGGTTCAGAAGGTATTAATTTATTAAACGTAAGACAAGTTCATATTCTTGAACCATATTGGAATGAGGTTCGTATTAAACAATTAATAGGTCGTGCAGTACGTATGTGTTCACATAGAATGTTAGCTATGAATGAACGTAAAGTAGATATATTTAGATATCATGCAGTTAGAGCTCAAGAAGGTAGTAAAATAACAACTGATATTAGAATAGCTGAACTAGCTAATGAGAAAGATAATTTAATTGATACTTTCCTTCAAACTATTCGTGAAGCAGCAGTTGATTGTGAATTATTTAAAAGCCATAATATGCTTGATGGCGAATATGAATGTTTCCGTTTTGAAGAAAAAGCATTATTTGATAAATTCATAGGTCCAGCTTATAAAGATGACCTATATTATGATCAAAAAATTAACAATGGATTGAATAGTAATAATGTCATTAAAAAGAAGGTCAAAGTATTTAAGGTTAAAGGTGTAATGAAAACTATTAAGGGATATTCTGAAGTTAAAGAATATTGGTTTAATCCTGAAACACGTATCATTTATGATCTTGAATTAGATTATCCATTAGGTAAAATAAATACTAATGAAAAATATATGGGTAATTATGTAGTTGATGAACAAATACCTATACCTACTTTATCACGAGTTTGATTCTTATTTAATATATTAATAATTAATAATATATTGAAAAAATAAAGGTATTGAATTTATAGATGATTAATTAGCTATATATATCAAATATGAGTGAATTCGATATTAAAAAGTATCTGAAGAAACTAAAAAAGACACTAGAGGAGAAAGAATTTTTTAGTTTCTTTGTTATGGCTGATCAAACTGATTTTAAACCTATCAAAGGAGAATGGAAGGAAACACAGGAAATGTTCAAAGAGAGGGCATCTTATTATGCTGGTAAACGTGTTGCTCATATCTCATTATATCCTAATATAAAGGGATTAAAATATTACAAGGCACCTGAAAAATATAATATTAAAGACTTTGTGTTTAGTACCAAGATTGTTATTTATAAAGTTAAGGAAAATGGAAAATTAAGTCAATCTATAAATGATACTGTAGGTGTAATGATAAATTATGAGCCTGATGACTTTGAAAAAAAACCATTCCATCTTAGGGATGTTGAAAAATTTATGCGTTTATGTGCTGAAGGAAAACTTTATATTGAAACATTAAATGGTCAATGGTATAAAAAAATTATTAAAATTTTAAAGAAAGAAGGTATTAATTTTGAACAGAATTAATATCTTTTATTTTATTCTATAGCATTTATATTTTTGATTAAGATATTAGTGATTAGATATAAATATAATATTATTTTATATTATATTTATGAGTGAGTTTGATATTAAAAAGTATCTGAAGAAACTAAAAAAGACACTAGAAGAAAAAGAGTTAGAATCATTTTATGTAATGGTAGATCGTACAGATTTTAAACCAATGAAAGGTTATGATACTCCTAGAGATTTAATGAAAATGACAGTAGAAAAAAAACAATATTATGCAGGAAAACGTATTGCAGATATATCTCTTTATACAAATTTAAATGGATTAAAAACAGGTGAATTTATTTTTAGCATAAAAATAGAAATATATAAGATACTAGAAAGTGGAAAATTAAGTTTTAAAGATACTGTTGGTATTCGTGTAAATTACTATCCTGATGACTTTGAAAATAGACGCTTTCATATAAAAGATGTCGAAAAATTTATGAGATTATGTGCTGATAATGTTATATATATAGAAACTCTTAATGGTAATAAGTATAAAAATGTTCTTAAAATACTTAAAAAAAAAGGTATAGATTTTGAAGCTGATTAAATACCAATATTTTCCCTTTCATCATCTTCATCATCTTCATCATCTTCATCAGATTCTGTATCACTATCTTTTGATTTATCATCATCATCATCATCATCTTCGGTTTCATAATCTTTATCTTCATCATCTTCATCAAACTCGGTTATTTTAATTCTATAGATAGCACTTGGATTTTTTGCACAAGGACATAATTCATCAGTTATAGTTTTAATAACATACATTGGAATTTTGTACCTATCAAAAAATGACTTTAGTTTACCAATACTAACCTTATCTTTTACAACTCCTGTATAAATGATATCTGGAATATTATTAATAATAGGTTTATCTATAATCATTTCATCATTTAAATCATATGATGAAACTTCCTTATAATGTTCAATCCTTTCTGACATATCCATAATTTCCTTGCTACATTTTGTAATTTTATCGGTAGCTCGCTTTATATTGGGTATTTTAATATTTTTTGTATTATCAATAATTTTTGTTAATTCAGGAAGCATTTTAAACTCTCGGTTTTGAACCATTCGTAATACTTTCTTACAATCTTTAAGTTGTATATATTGCTCTGCATTTCTTTCTGATAACATTGTAATATCTCGCTCATATTTTGAACGCATTTTTTCTACAGTACAATCTTCACGACGTTTAAAATCATCCATAATATTGCGTAGTATATCCTGATAATATTGGTTTAATTCATCTATTACATATTTATCATAATTTTTTTGGGTGATAAGAAGATAATCTGTTACAGTACGTTTTACAATATTACTAATTTTTAATTCATCTGATTTTACCATGATTAGAAACGTAATTAATCCACTCCAATCAGTATAATACTTTTCTCTTTTTTTATGTGCAATAACAAGTTCATTCATTTTAGTAATGATAATTTGCTTACCCTTACTTGTACTTATATTGAGTAATAATGCAATATCATCTGAAGATATAATATATATATCCTCATTTGTATTTTGTTCAGCCTTTCGTTCTTTATCTTTCCATTCAAATACTTTTTTAATAATTTCATTATCACCTATTAACAAGGACTCCATTTCTTGAATACGAATATTAATATTATCGGTATTATCACTTTTTAAAACTTTCTTTTGTAAGACTACTTTTTGTTTTTGAATGATATCTATAAACTTACTAAACATGTAATCATTTATAAAGTTGTTATTATCATGATCTTTAATAAGAAATTGATTAATACGACGTTGTAATTTTTCTGTCCAAAAGTACTCTAGATATTCATAGGTATCCTTATTATAAAGTGCCTCTTGAAAATACTCAATAATTTTAGCTTCAGCTCTTATAATTGCTTTCTTATCAATATCATTTACAGAATCAGTATGATTACTCTTTGCTTCCTGATACTCAATAACAATATCAAAAGGTTCAATTACAATATCATAAACTTTTCCACCAATACGTTCCTGAAAGGATATATTTACGTTATACTTATACTTTGATACATATTTACGTGTAATATTCATAATCCACCATGCAAACATAAATTCCATACGTGCTGGGTAAATTAGCTTATAGAGCTCAAAATTATTTTTCTTAATACGAGAATAATCTGGAAGTCCAAGTTCGTCTTGTTTGACTTCATCAATATGAGTACTTTTGATATCAAACATTGCATGAATGTAATCCATATAGACATGATAAAATCCTTGAGTATATTTACCTAGATTTGTCGCTGTTGCCTCATTTTTGATAAAATTAATAAAGGTATCAATAGATACCCATGTCTGCCACTTATTTGCTTCTTGTTTAATAAAACTATCAATATATTCATTATCTTTCTTGAACAACGAAACAAGTGCATTTTTCTTTATCATATAATTTCCTTTATTATTAGGCTCATTATCAGGCTCACTTATGGCATCCTTACCTAATCTGATTTCAAGTAGTTTCAATAAAGCCTCTTTGTTAACCTTAACATGTTGGCTTTGGGACTTTGTCTTAATAGACTGCAATTCGCGTTTATTCGCCATCTTATCATATATATTTATGATAAGACGTACAAGACATATATTTTTTCAATATTTAAAATACCCAATTAGCTGGTACATCAAATGCCCATTTAAACTTTTCCATTAATGTCTTACTAAACATTTTCTCTATTGGGATATCATGAAACTTCATAAATGATACTGTTATCCTAGGATCTATATAATTTGTTTTTGATGTTACTAATGATATATTTTTTAACTGATGTTTAACCTCCTTTTTATATCTTAATTTTTTTATTATTTCTTGGATCTTCTTCGGATTTTTTGCTGTTAATTTTTTTTGTTTTAATTCAAGTATTTTAGAATCTATCTTTTGTAATTGATCTTTGAATCCTTTCAGTACATTTTTCTGATGATTACATAACAATGCAACTCTTATATTCGCTTTATTATACAAATCCATTAAAACTTGCATTCTATCTGCTTTGTCATAACTCTTATATTTTTTATTAATATTTGTTATCTCTTCTTGAAACATATAAGATGCATTATATGTACGGAATACCTTGGCAGTTAATTCTGGAAAGAATGTTTGAAGATACTTATTAATTGCCATTGAATTAACAAGTTCAAATAATTCATCATCTTTGGTTTTATTTGTTATAAATTCTTTTAAATTTTTATATACTTGTTCATCTACATTTAATTCATTAAGATATCTAATAGAGTCTTTACCTAAGAAATCTAATTTAATTCTGAATGTATTGTCATCTAATAAATGGATATGTTCAACACGTAAAGATGTTACACCTACTGTATCCGCTTGATCTTCACCCTTTTCATTTCCTACTCTAAGTGCTAATATATCTATAAAATATAATGCTGTAGCAAGTTGTCTTGTAGTTGGATCAGTTGATGTCATATTCTCTTGATTCTTTTGACGAATTTCATTAATTATCTTATTTAGTTTACGAGCTAATTCAAATTTATCTTTATCACTTTGCATACGTAGATCTGAATGTGATGCCAACCAAACATACTTAACTTTATTACTAATTGGATCCTTCCAAGATGCTAACCATTCAACTATTTTATCATGAATTATATTTCCCCATTTATGACCTGGTATTGTACTTGGAATTGGTGCTTCCTTTCCTAAATTTAATGTTACATCTTCTGGATATATTCGTTTCTTAATACTTCCTAATTTAGGATGATTTCCACGACCTAAGAAAATACCACTAGGTTCCATTCTAAAATTACCTACTGGTTGTGGTTGACCATCTACTATAGCTATTTTGTATGGTTCTGCTTGTTTATCCTTAATTTCTTTAATTTTTAATTTATCTTCTTTTGATAAATTTGCTAAAATTTCACGTTGTTTATCGATATGTTTTCGGATTAAAGTAAAGTCACAATCATCAAGAGAAAATATATTCAGACCTCTAATAGTTAATTTCCAGTCTCGCCAAAAATTACGTCGAAAAGAAGCATGTCTTATATATTCACTATCTATATATTTAGCATATAAAGTAGCATATTCTTCTGCTAAAAGTGGTAATTTTATAGGATTCCCTTTTACTAAAATAGGTATATTATGAGGAACATATTCTGGTGGAAATAGAACTCCATTATGTTGTAATGTTTTCCACTTTTGTATTTCCTTCCCTCCAAATTGTACCGATAAAAAATATTTGTATAATGGATTATTTATTAATGTTTCTGACATTTAATAAATAATAGATAAATATTACAGCTTAAAAAAGTACTTTTAATTAAATATAGCCCTATCAATATCATTTTCAACTACACCTATTTTGAACATTAATATGTTCTGTAATTTCTCATATAAAGGATGTCTAATATAATTAGTTTTTGCTCTATAATCTCTTACTAAATTTCCATTTATATCTCTAGTATCTTTAATACTCGAGTTAACTGGAACATGACTGTCAATAAAGTCTGATGGGCATGGAACTAACTGATTTCCTTTTGAATCTTGTATTGATATTGTAAAATTTTTCACATTACCTAAACTAGAAAATCTAAATACTTTATCCACATAATGTGTGTCTGTATACAGAAAATCACCATTTACAAAATCTGGAAATAATATACTAAATGATTTTGATACCTCTTGATTAGTTGCCATCTCATTCACATCTTGATATTCATCTATTTTTAATAATAAAAATTTATCACTCTCTAATGTTTCTGTATTTAGAGTATATTTATATGCACTAACAACTGCATTTGATGCATCAAATTGTACTTCATATGTTGTATCAATCACTTCTGGGTATGTTTTTGTAATACCAAAAGTAATTGTTCTTAATAATCCTACTAGATAGTCTTCTATTATGGTATAATTACCACTTAAATCTAATGTTAAATTAAAAGTAGTATTTGAAGCTCTAATTGTTCCAGTATTTAATAGAATAGTAATATTACCAGCTGCAATAGGTGTTATAGAAGTTCTTGATATAGTATATTTTCTAGGTAAAATACCGGTTTCCATTTTAATATATTTTACATTTTCAAATGATCGATGAATATAAGCATCAGTAGTACCAGATGGTGGATTGAAATATACACGATAATTAAATGGATTTGGATACTTGGAATAATTACGATCACCACTATCTACTACCACTGTATATTCTATTAAATTTTCTATGGTAGTGTTATCTGTTACATTATTATGTATAAAATTAGGTTTTTCATATTCTTTAGATAAAATATGTCTTTGTGATGTACCATATTCAGGTATTTGCATATCATTAATTCCCATCTGATTTATTCTTTCATTAAAGTTAAAAGAGGCATGTTGTGGATAATTACTCGTTGAATAAGGTACATTAGTTTGATTTACAAAATCAAATGGAGTTACGTTATCACGATTGCGGCTCATTATCTAATAGTATAGATAAAAATATATCAAAATATATCCAAATATAATCTACCCATTATATAAATGAATAAGTTCACTGATAAAGATGATGACCTTAAATGTGCTCCGTCTAAACGCTTTGACAGCGATGCTAGAACATGTTTTTCTATTCAACAACTTCAGTCTATTGCTAATAGTTACAATAAAACAACTGCTAATAAAATAATTGTAACTAATGATAAAAAAGACTTATTACGTAAGCTTATTAGTAAACTTGATAAAGCTTGTAATGACCAAGTTTGTCTCCTTCAAGAATCTTTTGTTAGAAATGTAGATGATTTTGATATGTTATATAATACATTTCGCCCTCAAGGTCCCTCTTATAAATTTCAATGGTTAAGTACTTCAGATATAAACCAAGTAATGATTCAATATATGGAGGCATATAAGGACTTTATCTTTTTTGGTGCATTACCAATTGATTTTAAAGAAATAAAGGTACCTATTAGTTTTGATAATTTTTTCAAGACATTATCTAATATGTATAAAGATGGTAAGCGACGAATTGGTTATGTCTTTAATATGGACCGTCATGATCAATCTGGGTCACATTGGATGGGTCTATTTGCAGATTTAGGAAAAAACCAAGTATATTTCTTTGATTCTGCAGAAGACCATTCTTCTCACAAACCTAAAAAACAAATTATTGGTCTCATGAAAACTATCGCTATTTGGTGTTATTATCATAATATCAAAAAACAAGAACCCGATAGTGAACTATGCTCTTTAGAATTCTTTGGTAATTCTAAAAATGTTGTTGAAAAGGTTATTGATGTACAATATAATAAGGTACAACATCAACGTGGTAATTCAGAATGTGGTGTCTATTCGATTAACTTTATTGTTAGATTATTGAAAGGCGACTCTTTTAATACCATCATAGATAAACCTATTGACGATAAAACTATTAATGATTTCCGTAAAATTATCTTTCGATTTAAATAGTTAAATCTTTTCTTGTCTTTATCTTCAATTCTAATCTATGATTTATATAATGTAATATATCTTTATTAGTTCCTGTTTTAAAAGTTATTACTATATTGTCATCCAAAGTTGGCATATTGTTATAATTATATACCTTACCATTGTTTAATTGTAATGTAGATACATGAATACTATTAATAAATACTTGAATTAGTTGTTCACGTGGTAAATAATATTGTTTACTTCCTATATGAACTGTTTGTTTATTATTATTTGATTCTAGTCCTAATACACCTAAAATAGTTCCTGATATATCAACTGCTTGATCACTTATTAGTTTAATATAATCAGTAGATTCTTCTATCTCTAACTTGAACATTTTATTGATTGTATTAATACAATTTATTAATGATGTTATTGTATAATTTCCATATGGTACAGTTATAATACTATCATTACATGATATTGTATTGTTTTCATTGGTTATATTAAAAGGTGTAGTTAATGTAAAACCTTCTATTTCAATTCCTGTTACATCTTCATATATATTGTTCAATTCATATGTATATTGAGATGTTATATCATCATATTTTTCATTACTTGAATCTAATACTTCTATATAATCAATTGTATCATATTTATCCATCGTATTTTGTAATATAATTCGCTTTTTATCTAATCTCTTTTCTATCTCTATATTTTTATGTAATATATTATCTATCTCTTCATGTTTTTCACGTAGTTTTTCTAATTCAGCTATTACTTCCTGTTTTTTTACTTGAAGATTATGTTCTTGTTCTTCACTTATTATGTTTCCCTCTTCACTTATTCTTTCTAATTCCTTTTTTAACATTTCATTTTCCATACGTAATTTTCCAACTTCAGGTGTTTGTTTTGTTACTTTGGATATTTTAACTAATTCTCCTTCATAGTAAGCTTTTTGTTCAGCAAGAATAGATTCAACTTCCGATAATGGTACTAAATCTTCATTTGGTTCATCTTGAATTGGTTGTCTATATTTCTGTTGAACTGCTTGAACTTGACTTGGTTTATTAATTGGTTTATTAATTGGCTGTCTTTGTACTTCTTTTTGTTCTCTTTGTTCTCTTTGTTCTCTTTGTGGTTGTTTATTAATAGGTGTTGACATTGTTGTATTACCATTTGATGGTGGTGGTGGTTTAGCTATGTTATTTCTTTCTTGTTCTAACATTCGTAATCTTTGATCAAGTGGAGTATTATCTTCTTCAAAGTTATCCATACTAATTCCAGTATCATACACATCAATATTATCATTTTGATCAATTCCATTAAAGGCCATAAAATCTTCTTCTACTAATTGTTCTTGTTGTTGCTGTCTTTGTCGCTGTTGTTGAGGTTGTTGTTGTTGAGGTTGTTGCTGTTGTTGTTGAGGTGGTTTACTTTTACCATATCCATCTAATGAAAAATCAGGTGTAGGAGGTCTCTGTTTGCGCATATCTGGAATATCACGATCTCTTGATGCTTGTAATTGTTGTAATCGTTCCTGTGGTGATATTTTATCCTTATTTGAATCCATTTTATCATATAATCCTCTCTCAGGTAACTCTTGTGAGTTGGGTAATCTATTTTGCATAACTTGTGGTTGTCTTTGCACTTCATTCATTTTCTTTAATACTAATTCATTAAATTTAGATATAAGACTAGGTAAATTATTTGAAGTAATCTTGCTTTTATCAATTTTAACATATAAAGCGTTCATACTACCAACTAATTGATTAGTTATTTGTGTTTTTTTAGAAATATCAGCATTCATCAATTTATTAGAGACCATAAATGTTTGATATAGCTGACTAACATTTGTCTTTGATAAGAGTATTGATCTCAAATTGTCCATTATTTTAGCTTTTATTATGAATTTTATTTTTAAACTTATTTATAGTATGTCAAACAATAACTTCCTAAATCGTAAGAAATTTAATCTAAATCTTATGAGTCGTTCTACCTACAAAGCACAAGATGTTAAAAAAGCATCTATACATTCTTTTATGAAAGTACCTATTAATCATGTTGTATCTGAATATTCCTATAATCCTAACCAATTAGGTTATTCAGTACCATATATGTATGATAAAAATATACCTTATTTAATCGATGAAAAAAATGTTATTATTGATAGTTTGGATAGAGATATATTATTATATAATAACCCTTATGATATGATTATAAATATAGATCCAACTATCAAAACAGTTAAATACATTAATATTGATAACATTATTCTTCCATATATGTATGAATTAATAAATGAACAACTTGAAACATCAACATATACATCTTTAATATCTGCAATAGATGCATCTCGTAATACTATTAAAATTGATACTAATATAACTATTGATGGACGTAATATTCAAGTATGTAATTATATATTAGAGGATAATAATTGGGATATTAACTTTACTCAAAACAGTGATAATACCATTGTTTTCAGAATTATTAAAAATATATCAACAACTGTTTTTAAATATTCTATTAATTCTTCTTATATAACCAATAAAGTAATTTTTCTTCAATTAGATAATGTACCTTGTTCTTGTTTATCTACATCATCTCAGTTATCAAATGTAGTTCAATTATATCCTAAAAAAATCATAGCAGATAGTCTTTGGTTTAATATTAAAAAAAATACTATTATTTTCAAAAATAATGATATTACTAATATTTCTAAATTAAAGTTACGTTTTATAGATGATGATGGTAATATATTATCAATTTATAATCTTGATAATACAGTTATAACAAATAAATATTCTACTACTTCATATTCATCACCAAAATATTATATTCGTCATCCATTATACTCTAAATGGCAAGTTCATATTGTATTAAAATTTGGAACTGTACAACCCTTTATAAAAAAATCATTATTTTAATCTGAAAACATATCTTCAACTCCTTTTTTAGGTTTAATTTTTGACTTGATAAATTTATCTCGTTCTTCTTCATTTTCTCTATACATTAGCACTCGATCCCATAAAGCTGTTAACTTTGGTAATACAGTTGCAAACCATGTTTTATCTCTTTTAATCAAGAAATTATGAGATGACATAAGACGCCAATATAAAGGTTTATCAAAATAGTAATCTTTAGCGATATCAGGATAATATTTCATATAGTTTGATTTTATATCATCAATCCATTGAATATATTCTTCATCACTATCAAACTTCAATTTAGGAGGATAAATATATTTGCTATACCATTCTGTTTTCTCATATCGTTCTAATTTTGGTAATTTAGGAAGTAATTGTATTACAATACCTTTTGTAATTTTTTTATCGACATTAATTTTTTGATTTTGTCCTTCAGTATGGACTGTTACGACATCTTGTTTCCAATCATCTATATTACACTCCTTAATATTACATTGCCAAAAGTCACAACTATCTAAATCACAACACTCTAATTGCTGTTGTACCTGTGTCCAATAATAATGTGGGCAAATACCATCATCTTCCTTACCTTCAGTCTTAATTTCACGAGTCATAGGACACTTAATTTCCAACATTCTACCAACTAGTGGTGAAAACTGTCCATCAAGTGTTGTATTCATAGCAATACCATCAGGACTTGCCCCTAGAAAATTTATAGTTTTATGAGGAATTAGTCCAAATTCCCCAATTTTTACATTATATATATTTTCATATAGCATTGTTGCAATCTTCTCATATTTCTTTCCATGATGAACATACATATTCTCTCTAAACTTTTCACCCATACCTATCTTTTCTAATACTAGTTTATCTGGTTTATCATATTTACTTTCACCAATTGCTTGGGCTGAACTACTAGCTGTTATCATACCATTCCTTAATTCAAACCATTCTTTTGTTCTTTGAGCAGGCTGGGGAATGTTTAACAAATAATTATATTGATTCCACATAGGTTTATATTCTTCTGGTACCTCTATTTCTTTTACTAATTCATCATAAAATTCATCTCTTTTTTCTACTGTTTTAAAATTAGGTATCCATTTAATGTCATTTGATATATTTACCTCAATAATTTGTTGACAAATCTGATCTAGAATATTATTTAGAAATATTGGAACTACTTTGATATTTTGTTTAGTTTCAATTTCTGTCTTAATTATTTCATATAATTCATCTCTGCTAGCACATCTAAACTTTTTCCTACCAACTGCTTGCTTAATAACTTTAATATAATTAGTTTGGTTTAGCATCTCCATGGTTCCTTTATTATTTTATAGTTGTTAGCTTTATATTGCTTTTTTTTTCAATTATTAATTTATCAACAAGTTGATAAATTAATAAGGGGGCGAGACGTAAGGCGAGATCAATTATTATAAAATCAAGTAAACTTGATTTTATAATAAGAGGGTGAGACGTAAGGCGAGATCAATTATTATAATTTAGGTTCATAGCTACCACATTCAGATCTACACATAGGACATTTATAGTTATATTCTAATAGCCACTTATCAATACATTTTTTATGAAAAATATGATTACATTCCATTTGACGAACGTATGAATTATCATCATAATCATCCAAACAAACAGTACATTTAGTACATACTATTTTAATATCATTAGATAGTGTTTCATATTTAGTAGCAGGGAATTTTTCTAATTCTTTCTTTTGAAGGATAACTTTTACGTCTTCAAAGCGATTTTCACGTACTGGAGATGAAATATTATTAGATGCTGGAGGATTAGTACCAGATAAATTTCTAACAGCATTAACAATAATTCGTGTAAATCTAATATTATGATTACCATTTTCTAGGATAATATCATCAATATCATCAAATATATCATGTTCTTCTTCTATATTTTCATCATCGTCATCATCATCGTCATCATTATCAGCATCATAATTAATATCATTATTATATATTATATTGATTGGATTGATAGTCGCAAAATTAGCAATACCATTTAAATATCTTTCAATATCTTGATAACCATCAATAGCTTCAATTTCATAATACATTAAAATATTATCTATTATATGGTTAATACTAATATCATACTGCATTCGTAATTGCGAATAAATAACATCAACAGTTCTAATTTCAGATAATTGTAAATCAATACAGTCACTTCTTAATATGTCTATCATTTGTAGCATATTGTAATCAATTCCATTATTACTTGTATCAGATACTTGTGCCATTTAATATTCCACTATATATTATTTAATAAGAAATACACAAGGCTAATTAATACTAATGTCCAACCAAGATATAATACTCTATTATTTTTATACCATGGCTCTCCATTAATAACATCTAAAGTTATCCCATATATATTTGCTCCATAATCTATCATCATATCATATACTTTCATATCCAATATTTTTATAGTGTTATCTTCTTTATTTAGTTCCTGTAATTTAGTTAATCTTTCTTGAGCTTTTTTCTTAGCAGCATCTTGTTTTTTCTTTTTAATTTCAACATACATAGAATTAAATTTTGTAACATCAAATTTACCATCAGTCATAACATCTTTTGGATTAACAGTAATACTATTAGAAAAAATATTATTAAATGACGTTTTAATAACATTAAAAAGTTTAGGAATAATAAACCATAAAATGATTAATCCTAATATACTTACTGTAATAATACCATAAATTATCTTTTTATCCATTACTATTTCAATATAAAAAAAATCATATTTAAGAGTAACATATGAGTATACAGTATTTTAATGCTTTCATTGTCTACATACTATTATTTGCTATTGTATATCGTTTTAATATATCTATTCGTTATTTCTTTCCTTTTGTATTAGGATGTATATTTGTTTATTACCAACATTCAGTAATTAATATTAAAGAAACCAATCCATTTAATATATTTATTAATGATATTCAATATTATGAAAAATATAATCCCCAACAATATAATTTATTAAAGGAGGAAATACTACGATATGAAGAGATAGGTGATTCTACAGATTTATTAAATGTATTTCATGATTTTATTCATACTTTACCTTTGAGTCTAGTAGATTCCCATAAACGTAATATGACTTATCTAGAAAAATTAGCACCTAGAACAAATGATATTCATAGTGACTTTAATACTTATCGTTTTTATGCTTAATAAATTTAACACATTTCCTTTGAAAATATACCCCCTTTATAATTTATAGAGTTAACTCTATAAATTATAAATTGAACTCGTCTAAAGACTCACCTAATTTATTAAAAAGCGATTAATAAATTTAACACATTTTCTTTGAAAATATACCCCCTTTATAATTTATAGACTCACCTAATTATAAATTATAAATTGAACTCGTCTAAAGTCTCACCTAATTTATAATAATATCAACAAAGTTTATATTATTATAAATTGATAAAGTAAACATATATAAAAATATATCTAATATATAAGATAGATTAAACTTCAATGTTGTACATGAAATGTCCTACATGTGGATTACTTCTTGGGGAGATACAATTGGAGTATGAGTATAAATTATTACAAATAAATGAGAATGATAAATTAAGTGATTCAGATAAGGATAAGAAGCAGATGGAGCTAGTTGATAGTTTTGGATTAAAGAATCGTTATTGTTGTCGTCCCAGGTTAATTTCTTATGTAGATATGATCAAAATTATTCGTTGATTTATAATCTCTTATAATAGTTAGTTTTATTATAAGATATGTTGAATAAAGAACAAATATATAAATTATTAAAGGAGAAAAATGAAGCTAATAAAATAGGTGAACGTAAATATGGTGAGGTATTTACACCATTAAATGTTGTTGAAAATACATTAAATTTATTACCGGTAGACATTTGGTTAGATTCCTCACAAACCTGGTTTGAACCTGCAGTTGGTATAGGGAACTTTATAGTCCCAGTTTATTTTCGTTTAATGGATAGTTTATCAGTAGTAATACCTAATAGTAATAAAAGACATCATCATATTATCAATAAAATGTTATATATGAGTGAAATAAATGCAAAAAATGCTAATATATGTAGACGTATTTTTGGTAAAAATGCTAATATTTATATTGGTGATACTATGCAATTAGATACATATAAACAATGGGGATTAATAGAATTTGGGGTAGTATTTGGAAATCCTCCATATCAAGAAATAAATGGTAATCGTGGTAGTACTAAACCGATGTATAATCAATTTATGGAACGTTTCATTGATAGTTGTAAAGTAATGTTATTTATAACACCATCAAGATGGTTTGGAGCAGGCAAGGGTTTATCTACATTTAGAAAATCAATGTTATCTCGTATGGATATTCGTTTAATTAATCATTGTGAAAATTCTACTATAATTTTTCCTCGTTATCCTAAAATAATGGGTGGTATTAGTATTATTTATAAAGATAGTTCTTATTATGGATATTGTTCCTTTAATTCCTATATATGTAACATAAATAAATATGATATAATAGTTGAACCCAAGTATCAATCTATAGTCGATAAGGTTCTTATGAAAATGGATTATAGTATTGGTGATATATGTATGGGACAAAATTATTCAGGTATACGATCTAATGATAATAGACTTTCTAATGTATATTCAGTAGGCTCACGTATATGTTATGTAAGTGAACGTAATAATGATAATCATATTTTCAAATATGTTAAACATGAAGATTTGTTAATCAAAGATTATTCTAAATGGAAAGTTATGACAGTAGAAGCGAATGGTTATTGGAATTATTTTGGTAGAAGTTTTATAGCAGGTCCAGAAGATGTATGTAATCAATCTTTTATAGTATTTGAGGTTGATACTTTTAAGGAATCAGTATCATTATTATCTTATTTAAATACCAAAATAATAAATTTTATGATGGGAATTCGAAAGTTTTCCCAACATATTAGTCCAGAGACATGTAAATGGATTCCATTATTACCATTTGATCATGTATTTACTGATTCTTATTTATATGATTTTTTTAATCTTGATTACCATGAAATTGCTATAATTGAAGAATTATATTCAAAAATACTTATCAAAAAAATGATTAAAGATTTGGATTTTTTAGGACGAATTGTTAATCAATATTTAAAAAATTATGAATAATATTTTATTTCTTTTTTAAGATTTTTTTTAATTGTTCAACCTCATCTTTTAATTTATGTATTTCTCGACGTTGTTCTCTAATTTTTTCTTTATATTGAGCGACTACTTCTTGATGTCCGTCTTTTATTTCTTGTAAAGTTAGTTTTTTATAAAAAGTAGCTTTATTAACTTGTACAGACCAACTAACCTTGCCATTAGATAAAATTATAAATTTATCAGCATGATCTTTGTTAGTAAGTATACCACCCATTCTAAACTTTCTTTTTTTCTCACCAGTTTTTTGATCAACATCGGTTATAAAGTATCTAATATGACTATTGAGTGGTACTTTAGAAATTTCTTCAACTTCAACATAATCTTCTAATTTTTCTTGTATTTCAGCTTCTGACAATCTTTCTTGCATAGTGTTTTTAGGTCGTTGATATCCATCATTTGAAAGACGAACAGTTTTTTGTGCTATCATTCTTATTATATACTATCCACTTTTTTTTATGCTTATTTTAACTTCTCCACTGGCTATCCGTCTCATGAAATCCCTAAAATCAAACTGCTTCTCTTTAAAAAATATAAAGTTTTTCGAAAAACGAAGCTTATATACTATTGCTCCCATTATTCTTAAATGACATTTACATAATTTTTCAGGTTTATCTAATCCTAAATACGTACCTGCATTTTTTAGTTCTTCATCCAAAGTAATATATTTAATATGCATACCTTTTTGAAGCAAGTTAAAGTTATCAGAAGTTAATAGAGTATAATCCATAAGGGTACTTTTAAAAGGTTCTTCTTTTAGTAATCGAGATACAATTATTTCAGTGGCATTCATTGATTATACATAAAGAATATAAACTATATTTTTATATTACCATGCAGTGGAAAGATATGAACGATGATTGGAATCAGACAATTATCATTTCGGAGATTGAACATATTAAATCTTTTATAAATCCTATGTCTATAATATCTAAGGATACTTCTAGTGATAGTTTTAGTATATTAAATGATGACATCATACAGTCAAAAGAAGCTATAGATAATACTATACTTTCTATTGATTTTACAAAATGCGATCCCTTACAACTTATTGAATATCAACTAAAATTAGTTAATTATTTATTAAAACTATTTAAGATTAATCGTTTAAATTCTATATCTGATTACGAACCTTATTTTATTTGGATATCAAAGTCTTCTGAACATCTTGCACTATCAATTCATCAACCTATTAATCGCACTAAATATAATAATCTTATGCGTAGTTCATACAAATTTTGTAATAAGAAAAGTGATTGTCAGTCTCATTATGGATTTTTATTTCAAAAGAAAACTAAATGTTGTATTAATGATCATTATGTCCATAATAAGATTGTCAGTGATATTGATAATTTACTAGAATATTTAAAACGAAATATTCATTTAAACCAAACTAAAGTTGTGATTGAGACTGAGCTTAAGAAGGGCTTGGAAACTATTAATTATGTTATTAATCATATGTATCAAGAGTTATCTAGTTTTATGCTTTATTTAGGTAAAAGTAAGTATAATGTTAAAGATTTCTATCGATTTGGAAGTTATAATCATAAATAATTAATTATTAACAAATAGGTCATCAAATTCTGAAGTCATAAACACAGTATTTTTATAATATTTAGTTAATTCTAGATAACTTTTGATTTCTTCATCATTATTTAATTTTTTTTCATCATCTAGCTGTTTAAAGATAGGATATGTGTCTTTAAAAAGTATCGGTATATTATCTTCATTTCTTTGTTCGTTCGATATCTCTTCCTTAAATATAAAATATAATTTCTTATCTGCTTCAAATTTCTTCTCTATTTCTTGCCATTTTTCTTGATCTCTTTTTAGTTCTTGTTTAAGATTATCTAATTTAGCCTTTTCTTCTAAATATTCCTGTAATTTAGTTTCTTTATTATCGATAATATTTTCATTTTCTTTTTTTTTTATCTCTTCTAATTCATTTATCTTATTTTGTAACTGTATAAGAGTATCTTGAGGTGTATTTTCATTAGGTGGTGGAATAGTTTCCAGTGGTATAAATAGACCTATATCAGATTCTTGATTATTATTATCAGGTACTTTTTCATGATTAAACTCATGTTTTTTAATGGATTGTTTTATCAAAGTGAAAGTAGGAGATATTGTATATTGTTTCTTTAATAAGTGCATATTATACTCACATACTTTGATATTATGTGTATTTACCTTACCTCCATATCTTTCACAAAACTCAGATAGGGTACTAATATGTTTTTCAACGTCAATTCTAGTATCAAAAACACCCATAAAATGGATATCATCGAATATAACAAATTTAGTCATGTTTAATTTATTAATACCTAAATTGTTTTTAAACCATTATAAACTTATAAAAAAATATTTAAACCCATAGTTTATAAAGATAGGATAGTAAAAATATGGAACAAAATCCTCGCCAATTCTTTGGTAAAACTTTTAATGACTATTACAATCTTCATAAACATAATTATATTAAACCTGTTAAAAATGTGAATGGTGACATTAAAAACTTCCCATTTTTTCCTTCTGAACTTATGCGTTTATCACAACTTCAATCAGAACAGCAACAGCAGAAACAAGAAGTAACATTTTCTATTGTTCCTTTTAATTCATTAAAAGTGCCTATGTTTAATGGTACCAAGAAACAATCAGTATTAGAAAATCCTAATATTTTTGATCCTATAAAGTTTATAATGGAATTAGCTGGTATTAAGGAAAAAACCAATGAACAGGAAATTACTAAAAAGAAATCATTTCTTGTTGACATTAATAAAGAATATAAATGTTTAGACACGAAGATTTCTTCATTAAAGGATCTTATTACATTAGGTAAAAACTATAAAGAAGGTCATGAATATCCATTTGATTTACAACGATTATGTAATCTAGTTAATACTCTTGAAAAGTTAGATAAAATGATTGGAATGAAAAACGTGAAACAAAATATTGTTGATCAAATAGTATACTTTTTATCGGGAATTGAAGAGAATGATAATATGTTACATACTGTTATTACTGGTTCACCCGGTGTAGGTAAAACTGTTCTAGGTAAAATTATCGCTGAAATTTATTTTCATATGGGTATCATTCAAGGTTCTCCTAAAAAAAATACATCTAATGAAAAATTTGTATTTAAAATAGCTAGACGATCTGATTTAATAGGAGAATATTTAGGTCATACTGCAGTCAAAACTCAAAAAGTAATAGATGAATGTCAAGGTGGTGTTTTATTTATTGATGAAGCATATTCATTAGGTAGTTCAAATAATGATAAAAAGGATTCTTATGCGAAGGAGTGTATAGATACATTAAATCAGAATTTATCAGAGAATAAGAATAATTTTATTTGCATTATTGCAGGTTATCCAGATGCATTAGACAAATGTTTTTTTTCACAGAATGAAGGTCTTAAGAGACGCTTTCCATTTAGATATGACATTGATAAATATGATGCAAAGGAGTTAACACAAATATTTTTGACAATGGTAGATGAATTAAAATGGAGTATTGATAAAAATATGGATATTACTGAAATAGAAAACTTCATGAAGCAACATTATGATTCTTTTCCATTTTATGGTGGTGATATCGAAACTCTTTTATTTAATATAAAAATTGCTCATGCATATCGTGCTTTAACCATTCATCCTAAATATCGTAAACAACTTAATATCGAAGATATCGAAAAAGGTTTTGATTCTTATGTAAAATTTAAAGGTAAGAATGAGGATGATACATTTCCAAGTCACATTTATATATAAACATTATCAAATATATGTTTATCAATATATGAACGATCTATCAGATACTTTAATTAAGTCACCAGTTACAGTATACATATCAGGACTATATAAATAACCAATAGGTTCATTATTATCATAAATTAAATTTGGTTCACCTCTCAAGTCAGCCAATCTAAAATTACGTCTAGTTGCTTGATTAAAAAAGAATAATTCTTGGTTTTTATATATTATAGTGATGACTATAAAAGCAATCAAAAACAATAGTAATAACATTACATTATACAAGAAAAGTTTTTCATAGACTCTTGATAGAGATATCCTCCATTTTTTAATAAGGGAGTATTTGAAGGTGGTTGAAGTGCGAAATGCACTAATTCTCTATGTAAGATAGCTTTTTTTGATATGATTTTTACTGTCTTTCTTAGTTTATAACTTTTATAATGTTTCATGATATAATGACATTTATTTATCATGTTATTAATATACTTTGATACTTTATACATCATATAGTCCTTTACTGCCTCTACCTCTATATTTTCACCTTGTACAAACATACAATTTGTAATATGCATAAACATTTGTTCAACACATAACCATAATGATTCATCAATTTCATATTCAACCTCTATATAATCTCTTAAACCATGTTGTAGATATTCATGCGGATGTAATATCATATCCATTCTATTTATCACAATTGATGTTATATTTAAAGCCTTTTTAATATCTGTTTTATACAAGATATTAATGTTAATAATTTCTCGTATAATTAATGACATATTTTTTTTAAGACTAAGTGTATCCATTAAATAATCAACATAAGAACCTTCTAAAAATAAACTATAATTTCCATTTTGAATAATATAATTACCTCTAAAATCACCACTACATTCTATAGAATCCATTGAAAATTCTAAAGAAGGATATTTAATTGAAGCTTTTTCAAGCCATTTTATAGGTGGACACCATGCAGTATCCATATTAATAATAATATCATGTTTGGAAATTTCTATACTAGTTGTTATCGGATTCCATTTAGTACCCCAGTTTTCATAACACCATTCGTAATCCCATGTATCATTTGGATATGGCTCAATTGTTTCAAATTTAAAATTTTCATAATTTTCATAATTTAGATTATCTATATTATGATCTTGAATAAACTCCATAATATCAACATTTTTTCCTTTAATATTCAAGTAATTAAAGCACCAATTTGGCATTGTTTTGTATCATTCATATTTGATTCTAAGTTTAAGATTAATCAATATTTTATATATTTACATAAATAGAATTTTATAAGGTTTAAAATATAACAATATTTAATATGTTATTAAGAGTCCAAGGTAATGTATCTGTTTATGATATGACCTCAAAAGTTAATATTCATACTCTTCGTCCTGACTTCATTAGGTATGGAAGAACTAGTCCATCTATTACATGTAAATTTAATGATAATGGTAAAATTATATATGAAGATTCTTCTTACAAACCATTTTCTAGTCCTATGGCTGAAAATATGATGTTACGTACTATACATCATTATCTAGATAATGTAAATCAGACTACTAAAGTACAATTAATACGTGTTATTGAAAATCAGATTGTTTCAATGACATCATGTAAAGGTATTATGTGTATGGGACGTGAAAACATTAAAGGTGGAATATTATCAGTTCCATTATTAGATTTTTATAGGGAAATAATAGCAGGAGAAATGATCATAATAAATCAAGAATGTGATATGTCATTGAGTGATATATCTATAATAGATCCAATGAATGAAGGATATTTAAATTTATTAATATTTAAATGAATGACGATGTATATATGATAATAAAAAAATGATATTAGATAAATTATATAATGAGTGGTTTACTAATCCTAATTGGTGGTTCAATAATACAGACATAGATGAGTATTTGAAGAGTACATATTATCATCTTCTTAAAGAAGTGTTAAAACCATCATGTAAAAAGGAATATATTGGTATGATATTATTATATGATCAATTAGTCAGACATTTTTTTAGAGGGAATGATGAAATTATATTACCATATATTGATTTAGCCATTCATTATTCAAAGTATGTTATAAATACATATGATGATTTACAAACAAATGAATTTTGTTTTGTTTTTCTACCATTTAGACATAGTAATAAACTTGATAATATACAATATGTTGCTAAGGAAACAATTAAAAGATTAGAATATGATAATGATCCTTTATTACGTCAATTTTTCAAGGCTACATTTCAACGTTATAAATTTGATTCTAATTTGATTAATTTGCACGAGATATCTAAAGAATATAAATGGAATATTGAAAATTTTTATGATATTTTAGAGTATGCACCTGATGTATTAAATAAATATGGTAACCATGATGAAACCTTAATTAATGCTATTGAATGTTTATCATTATCTGATAAATATATTATTTCATTATCAGGTGGAGTTGATAGTATGGTATGTGCTTATATATTAAAGTTTTTAGGATATGATTTTGTTGCAGTTCATATTAATTATTGTAATAGGAGTAATTTGGAGGAAACTTTTGTAAGAACATGGTGTCAGAATATGGAAATTCCATTATATGTTCGTAGAATAACGGAGATACAAAGAGAACAATGTATGCGATTTGGATTTAGGGAACTATATGAAACATATACTAAAAATGTAAGGTATAATTGTTACAAAAGTGTTGGTGGGGAATATGTGAATGTTATATTAGGTCATAATAAAGATGATTGTTTGGAAAATATTCTTACCAATGTATGTAATAATACTAAATATGAAAACTTATTAGGAATGAATAAAAATTCAATGATTGATGGTATCCATTTTATACGTACTTTTTTAAATATTGATAAGGAGAGTATATATAAATTTGCACGTAATGTTGGAATACCATATTTACATGATAGTACACCATCATGGAGTCAACGTGGAAAAATTCGTGATAATATTAGACCAGTATTATATGATTGGAATCCTTTATTAGTTACAAATTTATTTACATTATCACAAGTTCTTACAGATAGTAATAAAATTATTGATGAGGTAGTAAATGGATATATCAAGTCAACTGAAAATAATACATTAGCAATTGATATTAAATTATACTATGTTACAACAGTAGTATTTTGGGAAAAATACTTTAGACGAATGTATCCAAATTATCCTATTAGTGGCAAATCACTACTTAATTATATAGATAAATTAAAAATTGGTAAACCGTGTCGTGTTATACTCAGTAAAAATATATCATGTACAATCTCTTATTATACAGTATCTTTTCACATAGGGATTATGTAATCATGTTCAAAAGAAACAAGATTAGTAGCATGATGGTAAAAAAGATCTGAATAAATTGATGGTATATTGTTTATATATTGATGAGCATAAAAATGCATTGATTTAAACACTTTAACTTGAGATATTTGTATATCTTCTAATTGTATCTTGTAATAAAACATTATACAATCTGGCATAGGATCATCATTATTACTAAACTCAGGAGCTAAACATATATATGCTAAGACAAATTCATCTATATTTATAACATAACCAAAATAACATTTTTGATAGAGTTGAATATTATGTTTTCTAGCATAACATTCTAAATAATCAGTTGCTTCATATATGTATTTAACTTCGATCTCATTATATGATAGACCATTATTATACAAGTCTTTTATATTATCAGCATAGGGATATACCTTATTATTTCCATAATAGAAGGTCATGATGTAGGTTATGATATTCATAATTTGAAATAAAGTTATTTATCAATTTTCCCCTTTTTTATATCATTTAATCAATCAAGTTGATTAACTAAAAAATTGATAAAAAAAACTATTTGGTCGTAGGTATATAGGTAACCCATATATCAGCTCTACCGGCTAGCAGCTGTTTATTGATCGTTGCTGTTTGCTGCTATTTGCTGCCATTTACTACAAAATGGCAACTATGTCCGCCATTGTCGCGTCTCACGAGCAGGAGCAGGAGCAGAAGCAGGAACTTGTTAATGAGTTTTTGAAGAAGATTGATGCTGGTAACACGAAGGTGATGACTCGCTTTACCGACTACGAGAAGATCATGGAGAAGATGACCGAGGTCGTCCGCAAGCACAAGTTGGATTTCCAGAGCTACGAAACCAAGACGAAGATCTTTTTGGATGACGTTGCTATGAAGACGTTTTTGGATAAGATTGATCTGGATATGTCTAACATAATCATGGAGGCTAACGATATGATGCGTTCCTACAAGTCCATGGCGCAGATTAAGACTTCCGTCACCGAGAACGTGATTCCTTCCAGGACCTACGCTTCGGTTACTATGCCGATTACTCCGACGCAGTCTAACCTCGTGTCTGTCCCGTCAGGGAACTGGGCGGATGATGTCGATGCTGATGATGATAACAAGCGCCTCAGGTCTAACATACAGACTACCATCGAGGACAGCTTTATTACCGATATCATCGATGGGCTGGTAAGCTTGTTTGACTCGTACCACCTGTTTATGAACTACACGTTCCTCGGGTTCCTGAACGCGGAGGACTACAGCCAGATCAGGTCTTGGGACAAGCATCACGAAGTTGGTGTTCTCTCTACGGTGTTTAAGGTCATTAACAAGTGCTTTGACAAGTTCATGAAGGAGACGTGTGATAATGCCGTAGTTGGTGAGTATGGTTTTGCTACCTTTACCTCCAAGGCACACACTAACACTATTATGTACAAAGATAACAACGATAGGATCCACTGCATTTACCTGGACAAGCTCTTCATTATGGAGCGCAGCAATGGATACGAGCTCCAGTCGTACTCTAACGCTAAGAAGTACGCAGAGTCCAAGAAGATGATGGTCAAGTTCTATCACGACAAAGACTTTAACGTTAACAACTGCCCCCCAAGCGAGTTTATTCACGATGATGTCAACAACTTTAACCACGTGTGTGGTTGGAAGTTTACGCCGCTTTAAGTGTGTCAAGTTTCTTTATTTACTTATAATACTTATAATACTAAACTTTTTTATTATAATTACTAGCATTAGGATATCCCTTTATTAAATTAAATTCATCTACTATTACTTCACCAATACTACAACCTCTTTCTTTTCTTATATTCTTTATTTGTGTCATCATAATATCAACTACTTTTAATGTTTTACCTTTAGAATGATAAGCGGCTTCATTGGCAGCCTGTTGTATATCTTTTAAAATAAAAATTTTAGAAGTATTATGTAGTACAACATGACTACCTGTATAATCATTTGCATGAAACCATAAATCATCTTGTTCTGATATAAAAGTTATCCTATCATTAGATTTAGCATTTTTTCCTATTAATATAATAGCACCTGATTCTAAAATTATTTGAGGCATTGTCTGTTTATATATAATATATATTTTTTCTTTTACCCCCTTTATAATTATATCAATTAATTGAACTCGACTTACGTCTCACCTAATTTATTATTATATCAATTAATTGAACTCGACTTACGTCTCACCTAATTTATTATTAATAGAGTATACTCTATTAATAATAAATTGAACACATTTCCTCTGGAAATATGCCCCCTTTATAATTATATCAATTAATTGATCTCGACTTACGTCTCACCTAATTTATTATTAATAGAGTATACTCTATTAATAATAAATTGATATAATTATAAATTGAACTCGACTTACGTCTCACCCTCTTTATTAGAAAGCGATTAATCGCTTTCTAATAAATTGATAATTGCATTATATTTAAAGATAAGATAGAGGTACATAAATAAGACCATGGCAGACAAACTCGCTAAATCCCTCTCCAATAAGGAAAGGTTGGAGGATTTGCATAAAGAATTCACCAAGATTCATGAGGAAATTATCAGCCATATTATCCCTCTTAAAGCCCTTGAACAAAAACGTGAGAAAATCAAACAAGAAATGAGTGAGCTAAAAGAGTTTGGTGATGATTATGATAGTGTTAATGGTCTTTCTGATGATGATTTTGAATTTCCTAATCAAGAACCTTATACTGATGGTATTGCCAAAGATGAACAAAAAACAAAATCAACTAAAACTGTCAAAAAAGTAAAAGAAGAAGTTGATAAACCATCAAAGAGTAAGAAAAAGATTACTAAAGAAGAAATTATTGAAGAAGTAAATGAGATCGAAGAAGTAATTGAAAAGCCATCAAAGAGTAAGAAGGCAAAAGAGGAAATTGTTGAAGAAGAAGTAATTAAAAAACCATCAAAGAGTAAGAAGGCAAAAGAGGAAATTGTTGAAGAAGAAGTAATTAAAAAACCATCAAATAGTAAGAAGAAGGCTGTTAAAGAAGAAGTAAATGAGGTTAAAGAAGAAGTTTTTGAGGTCAAAGAAGAGGTAATTAAAAAACCATCAAAGAGTAAGAAGAAGTAAATATTGATAATAGTTTTATTTAGTGATATAATAATAGGATAAAAACTATATAATGGATATAGAAAAGGATATCGAGTATTTTTTAAAGATGGATATTGAACAGGATTATAAAGATGCAAAAATTCAGATTCCAGAAATAAAGCGTATTGATACTATCCCATTACCCAAATGTGATATATGTAATCGCAAGTCTGTTTTTAGGATACTAACAAAGGTTTATTGTTGGGAACATGCTTTTATCCACGAAAAGTCCAAATCATAAAGTTTATATAATTTTTGAAATATTAAATTATATAAACAAATAACACTATTAATATTTACTAATACAATAACATGGAGAACATTTGCAATGTTCTGGTCTCTCGGCGCTTGTGTTCTGGTATGTGTGGTAGTAATAACCATGCAGCCTGTATTATAGACCATAATCGTTTTGAACAATCCAAAGGCGTTGGCGTATGGTGAGAACCGATTTCGGGCTTGCCATACGGTGTACGCAAGTGTTCATGCTGAACACAATGCTATTATGAATTTACAACCTCTTCCTAAAAAACATCATTATAAAAAAGTAGATATGATAGTTATACGTACAACTAAAACTGGTGTATTAGGTATGTCTAAACCATGTTTTCATTGTGTGTTAAAAATGATGCAATTACCACAAGAAAAAGGCTATCGTATATGTCGTGTCATATTTACTAATAGTAATGGTTCTTTTGAACAAACAACTCTTGAAAAGTTATTAACAGAGTCTGAACCTCACTTATCAAGCTTTTTCAGGAATACTAATTTTCGTGTAAAACAAGTTTCATAATAATTATTTTAAAAAAATTATGTTTTTATAGATCTAAAAACAGTTAAATTTGAAAACATTTTTACTATCTGAATAAACTCATTTGCGTTGTCATTGATATAATAGTCTATATCACTGAGAGCTAATAACATTTTTCCTTTTTGAGTATCATCCAGATCATCCTTCATAACCAGTTGAAATAAATTGTTTACCAAACATAAACTTGAATAACCATCATCACAAAAGTTCTTCGCTAGTCGTACTATTTCAGGATATGTAATTTGTCCTTTTAATTTATTCCATATTAATTCAACATGTTTTTCAGGTATTTGACCTGAAATTTCACTGATAATATCTTTAGTTACCTTTTTATTAATATATGAAGCCCGTTGAATTATATTAATAGCTTTACGTAAATCACCTCCACATATTTCATATACATATTCTATACAATCGCAATTAATATCAACTTCCTTAATTCTATGAACAATAGTTTGTAATGAAGTTGGTGATATTTGTTGAAATCTTAATTTTGTACATCTTGATGATAATGGTGTTATAATTTTTGTAACATAATTACATACTAATATAAATCGTGTTATATGTGTATATTTCTCTATTATACGTCTTAAAGCAAACTGTGAATCATTCGTCATCGCATCAGCCTCGTCTAGAATAATTACTTTAAATGGCGGAACATGATTATAATGATTATTTAATGACGCACTGGCAAATGTCTTTATTTTTTCTCGAACTACCTTAATTCCTCTCTCATCTGATGCATTTAATTCCAAAGTTCTTTCCTGTAATACTTTTTGATTCAATATTATATCACTTGTTTTACAAAACATTTCTTTTACCATTGCTAATGCTGTTGAGGTTTTTCCTGTTCCTGGAGGTCCATAAAATAACATATGAGTTAATGAATTAGATACAATTGCATTTTCTATGATATGTTTTATTTCATCTTGTTGAACAATATCCTTAATACAATGGGGACGATAATGGTCAACCCAAAGATTAACCATCTTTTTTTATTAAATGACTATATCAATACATCTTTATATTAATAACATTAATATTTTCAATAAAATTGATTTCAACTTATGTCTCACCTAATTATTAATTTATCAATAAAATTGATAAATTAATAATTGAAAAACTTTATTATCTATCATTAATACCCTTAAACAATACAGTAACACAGTAACACAGTAACACAGTAACACAGTAACACAGTAACACAGTAACATAATGTTTACTCTTGATAAAGTCTTGGTTATTACTAAACCTGTTATTAACGGATATAATAGCACATGTGCTATTTGTAGGAATGATATTATATCTGATTGTGTTTATTGTCAAAATTGCAAATCTTTCAAACCCTGTAAAAAAGTAACTTCTGATTGTGGTCATAAGTTTCATTATAATTGTATTTCTAGATGGTTAATTGGTCATATTACATGTCCACTATGTAATCAAGAATGGGTAAACGAAAGGTATATTTAACTTGATGGTTATCTTATTTATTATATAAAAAATTGATCTCATCTAAAGACTCGCCTAATTTTTTATTTATTGAGTTAACTCAATAAATAAAAAATTGATCTCAACTTACGTCTCACCTAATTTTTTATATAATCAACTTTGTTGATTATATAAAAAATTGATAAAATCATTTCTATCATCATTTAATTTAATATACTCAAATACAACGAAAATATGGATACGAAACTTTCTATTTCCCCTACTAATGAATTCCCTACCCCTCTATATTCCTGGTCTATTGAATATGATTCCGTAGTCGAGTTCTCTGGTACTAATACTCCATACCTTCCCATGTCTATCCCCTCTACTATTTCTAAAAATATATCGAATAATCAGCCAGATGGCGATATCCTTAAACATTTCGATCCATATGGATCTCATCTTTTGGAATTCATAAATAAAGGTCTTATCACATCTAAAAATATGACAGAAATTTCTACTTTTATCGAAGAATGGATGACAATTATTGATGTTACTAATAATATACCTATATTCAACATATTTGTATCCAAGATTCTTGATACATGGGCTTACGTAAATGATATATCTGCTCAAAATAATAATAAAGTGATGGGAAAATATGGCTTTCATAATAAGTTTTGTGAATACTTAAATTATTACATTCTGAATAAGGATATAAAAGTTATGTATGCAAATCTTTATAACTTAATTCTTAAGCAAAATATTTATGCCTCGCAAGTAAGTGATAAAGAAGTATACAATCTTACTCGTATTATCGGTACTGTGAAACAGAAAAAACTTATTCCTCAACCACCATGTAGTATAGAACAACATCAAATAATGATCGATCATAACATTTATCCTAATACTAGTTTCATTGATATTAATAATTATGTCAAGGTAAAATCATTAAGTCGTATAATTTGCAACACATATATATATCCTAATACAAAACGGGATAGTAGTCCTATTCGGGTACAAAATACTATGCCAATTTGCCCTACAACCCCACCAAAACCATATGCCCGCTAATTTTTTTTATATATCTCGTAAAAATAACATTATTACATTCTTAGCTATATACATGATATCATATATGGAAGCTATTCAATCTCAACTGAATATTATTTATAATAATGGATGTTCAGTAAATGATATTCTTAATTTGACTAATGTTATAAAACTTTTCTTTTCTAATTCTGGTTACAACAAACTATATTCCTCTATTATTAATTTTATTTTTCATTTACCCTTATTTTGTAATGAAGTATTCAAGTTATTTGATATCATGTTATCTGGTCTTCTAATGACTGATAATAGTGATGATCTATGGTCAAAATGGATTTGTAATCGTCTAGTTATTCATCAAATAATACCCTCTGATTCTCTATATAGAGATGATTTAATACTATATATTAAAGAGTTAGCAAATAAAGATATTACTGTTAAAGCTTTATTAATGTTAAAAAATATTATGGTTCCAGCATTTTCAAATAATAAGGAAGAATTAGTTAATCAAAGAAGGGCATACAGGCTAGCTATTATTTGGTTAATTGATAATTTTAGTGAATGGATTCAATCACCAATAATAAATCCTCTATCTACTATTCCTATATTTTCAAAAATACCTGGTTATCATTTAACTTATCATCATGGGAATAACTCCTTTTTATTACAATTTCAAGCTCAATTATACTCTCGTCTATTAGAATATTCTTTTAAACTATCATCTCTAGATATTGTTAAAAATAATATTGTTAATAAGAAGACAAAAATAGGATTTGTTTCACGGTCTTTATCTAATCACTCAGTTGGTAAAATATCAGTTGGTTTAATTGAACAACTATCTTTACACAATTTTGAAACTTATATATACACATTGGATCAACGTCACGAAATTATAGGTAATGCTATAGCTCAATCTTGTTATAAATATGTCACACCATCTAATATTTTAATGGATTGGATAACTAAAATTAAAGAAGATGAATTAAATGTTTTAGTAATATTAGATCCTATAATGGATATTAATACATATTTAATAGGTTGTTTCCGTCTTGCTCCAGTTCAGATATCAACTTGGGGACATCCAGATACTACTGGTTTACCATATATTGACTATTATATTTCATCATCTTTATTTGAAAGTTTGAATGATGATTACCACACTGAAAAACTTGTTTGTTTTCCAAGTTTAAGTATATACTATCATCATATTAATGATTATCTTGGATTTGATTCTCTAAAATTATTACATAATACAGGAAAAACAAATATCAGGAAACAACTAGGTATTGAAGAAAATGGTTGTATATATGGTATTGTTGGTTCTATGATTAAAATGTCTAATGATATGGATGAGATTATAAACAAAATTCTTGATAGAGATTCCAATGGATGGATTGTATTAATAGAGGGTAAAGATAAAGATTTATTTGAAGTTGTATATCAACGATTACGTAAGAATATTACACATTTTGAGCGAATTAAAATAGTCCCACAACAACCTGATGTTATGCATTATCTTCAATTGGTTTATTCTTTTGATGTTGTATTAGATACACATCCTTTTGGAGGATGTATTAGTACTTACGAGTGTTTTATGATTGGTCGTATTGTTGTTACTTTACCAGGTAATAAATTATATGGTCGCTTTACTCAAGGTCTATATCGTAAAATGGGTATTTGCGAACCTATCGCAAAAAATATTGATGATTATATTGATATTGCAGTTAGAATAGCTAATAATGATATATATAGATCTACAATGGAAAATGAAATCCTTGATAAGTTACATTTAATTATCAAAGATGATGAAAGTATTAGAGATTGGATTGACTTTTTGAATAATATTGTAAAGATATCCAATTAAAGAGTTTCTTTTTGTTGATCTTCGGTTAGTTTAGTATCACCAAAGTATTCATATCCTAATTTTTCACTTATTAGAATCTTGGAGAAAGACTCAGAATCTGGTGTATTATATACATCACATAATGTTCTACCATATTTATCAAATTCTAATAGATTTACCCATACCATACAGACATGTTTATTTAAAATAGCATCTATTTCTTTCTTTGTATAATTTTTATCAAGATTAATATCTTCTTCAGGACAAACTAATTGTAAAATGCGATTACGTGCTTGAATAGCTTTCTTTTTATTAGCTTCATCTTTACTTTTAATTTCACAAGTGTCAATAGCACACATCCGCATATTAATTTTATAATAATTATCAAATATTTTTATGATTACTTTAAATGTATCACCATCATATAAATTTACTAATCGTCCCCAACACTTGGTACCATTTAAGGTAAATAATGGTGTGTTTCCACCATATTGTTTAAATTGTTCCTTTACTTTTTCCATTTTACTTTTACATAATAAATTAAATATTGAACATAACCACATTATATTATTTTTTTTTACTTCTTTTATATAAAATATATGATGAGTCTTTAAATTATATATATTTTTTTATAAAACCACTTAAACAGTTTATGTTATAATATTGTTAATCATGAAGGTTCTATTCTGTCTCCCAGGTTATAGTTATAGTGGTGAATTTCTAATTGCATGGACTCGTCTCATTTTAGGTCTAAAAGATGTAGGACACGAGGTAATGGTTAGTCAAAATTATTCATCATTTGTTCCATTTGCACGTGCAAAGTGTTTAGGTGTAGATGTTTTACGTGGTCCAAAACAAAAGCCATTTAATGGTTTAGAGTATGATGTTATGATATGGCTAGATTCTGATGTTCTTTACACAACTGAAATGATTATAGAACTAATTAACAGTCAATATCAGGTAACTGCTGGACTATACAAGATGGAAGATAATAAGCATTTTGCCGTAGTCAAAGATTGGGATTTAGATTTTTATAAAAAGAATGGCTCATTCCAATTTATGGATGAAGAAATGGTTACAAAAACACGATCTGTTACACGTTATATTCCAGTTGCTTATAGTGGAATGGGTATAATGGCTATTAAAAAAGATGTTGTTGATAAACTAGATTATCCTTACTTTCATTATGAAGTACAAAAAATGCCAAGTGATAAGGAGGATGTACCTGAAATCCATGAGATGTGTTCAGAAGATGTTGCATTCTGCAGAAAATTATCTGATGCAGGTATACCTATTATGGTTGATTTAAGTATCCGTGCTGGTCACCAAAAGAGAATAACACTTATTTAATTATATTTAATTTCACTTGTTTAATTATATATAATTTCACTTGTATAATTATATACAATTAATAATCTATTTTTATAAGTTATAAAAATAGTTTAAATTAAGATAGATACACCATTTATTTCTTGTAAATCTTCTGGTGACTTATGTGACCTAGGTAAGAAATTTAATTGATCTTTCATTTCAGGTGTCATATTAGGAAATTCAATTTCAAATTCAATAATAAGATTACCTTTATTAATTATACCACGTTGTTTAATAATACGTTTGTCATTGGGTTTAATTACTGTATTTGTTACTATCTTTAATATTGTACTGTCTAAATGTTTAATATTAAATGAACAGCCACATAGTGCATCTCGTAATGTAATTTTCTTTTTATATACTAAATCAAGATGATGTCGTGTAAAATATGAATGAGGTTGTTGTGTTAAACATACTACTATATCCCCTTTACCATTATCTATTTCATGTCCATGTCCTTGGAAAACCATCTTAGCATCAGATGCTGTTCCTGGTTCTATTTTTATTGATATATTGATATTTTTATCAATATGTTTATCTCCTTTACATTTACCACATTTAGTCTTAATAATATTTTTTTGTCCATGACATTTTGGACATGTTTGTTGCATTTCAATAATGGTAAAACCCATATTCTGTCTGATTAATACTACACCTCTACCATTACATTGAGAACATACTTCTATATCTTTACCTCCTCTACCCTTACATTCGTCACATGTTACTTTCTTATTCAGATTTATATTTTTACTAACACCATTATTTAGTTCTTCTAAAGTACATGGTATATTAATTTGAATGATAGGTACTTGAGGTTGATTTCTCTGTTGGAACATTTGTGAGAATATATCCTCCATATTAAAACCATATGGATTACCATTATGTCCATGATTACCACGTGGTATTTGACCATTTAATCCCTCTTTTCCAAACTGATCATAAATATGTCTTTTTTCTTCATCTGATAATACCTCATAAGCTTCATTTATTTCTTTAAATTTATCAGTTGCATTGGGATCCTTGTTTTTATCAGGATGAAATTGTATTGCTAGTTTTTTGAATGCTTTCTTAATTTCATCAGGTGAAGCATTCTTATTGACGCCTAATACTTGATAGTACTCCATTATATGTATGTTGTTGTTTGTCACTTTAAGCTATTTATGGAATATAAATTGTATTAAATATAAATTTATATGTTTATTTGGTACCTATTATAATCACTCATATTAATATAAATGTTGGATTTACTACCCGATAGCATATTATATACTATTTTTAATATAGTCAAAAAAGAATATCCACTTGGTTTTTATAGTTTGAGATGTACAAATAAAAAAAACTATAATATATGTAATGAGACAGTCAAAGAGATTACTTTTATTTCATCAGAAATTGATAATTTATTAAAGTTCCCCCGTTTAACAAGTCTTTCTTTTAGGAGATTAAATTCAGGTATTGATATTATTCCAAATCAAATTACTAAATTAGATCTATCTTTTTCTATTCTTTTAAAAAAAGATGTACATAATCTACAACGTTTAGTTAATTTATATCATTTAAATTTGATGTATTGTAAAAGTATTACAGATGATGCTATTAAAATTATATGTAAAATGAATAGTATTACAGAATTATTATTAGGTTATAGTGGGATTACCAATAATGGTTTGATTAATGTAGCATCTATGATAAATTTACAACTATTAGATATTAATGGTCATAGTATTATTGATCATATAGGATATAATCATCTATCAAGTTTAACCAATTTACAACACTTATATATGGCTAATAATAATATTAATGATAATGGATTTATGTTTATTGACAAATTATTAAAACTGGAAACATTAAATATTAGATATTGTAATATTGGTAATATTGGTAATTTTGAAAGTATTAAAGATACTGGTTTTAAATTACTTACTAATTTACCTTTAACTACTCTAAATTTACAGAAAATAATAACATTTTCAAGTGATGAATTACGTTATTTACCTTTGACATTAAAAAAATTGGACTTGGGATGTAATATACAATTACATAGTGATTTTATGATTTATATTCAAAGATTAACAAATCTTGAAGAACTAAATCTTAATCACTGTTATTTAAATGATAATGGATTAAAAAATATTGTTAATTTAAAAAAACTTAAATACCTCAACCTAGAAAATAATATAATTACAAATTATAGTATTAATACTTTATTATCTTTACAAAATCTTATTCATCTTAATATTGCATTAAATGACTTTTATCATATCGAATATTTAATGGTACTCGGTAAATTAAAATATTTAAATGTTCATGGATGTCATATACATTTTACTGTCTTGGAAAAGTGTCGTCTTTTACGACCACATTGTAGAATTGTTATATAAAGATTTAATATATAACCAATAATAAAAAATGAATCTTATATATTTTACTATTGGATATAATCCTGGATATATTAAATTATTAGAAGTTTGTTTAGCATCTTTAAGAAAAAAATGTGATATGAGTACTATTAAATTATTAGTAATGTGTGATTTTAATTACTTACCATATGTAAATAATTTGGGATTTGACTATACAATTATTACACCTGAAAATAGTAGTCCTGAACAAGTGTCTATGAGAAAGGTTGAAATTTTTAATTTTGATATGATTAATAACTTTGAAAAGATTATCTATTTAGATTCTGATATTGTAATCACTGGTGATTTAAATGTTATATTTAATAATATTACCCAAGATAATATACTTTATACTTTTAATGAAAGTGATGACTTTGGTGAACATCATTTAATATACTTTGGTAGACAAGACTATACTAAACACCAAATATTAGAATTTGTACATAGAAATATTAAGGTATTTAATTGTGGACAATTTGGTTTTATGGCAACAAAAACAATGCAAAAACATTTTAGTAATGTTTTAGATCTAATAAAAGAAAATGATAGGGAGTTTTTTTATGAGCAATCTTTTATGAATTATTATTTTAATTCTCATTATTTAACATCACCAATATTCAATTCATATACAATTTTACCAACACGTGGTGATAGATTACTACCAAATACATGTATAGCTCATTTTGCTAATGCTACTATTCCTTTTAATTCTAAATTTTTCGCAATGGAAAGGTTATTTAATAGTTTTAAATAAATTCTTTATTACAATTGGGACATCTTAGATGGAGTTCCAACCATTTTTTTATACATAATGAACAATATGTATGTCCACATATTGTTGTTCGTATTATTTTATCTTCAAATTGTTCTAAACATATAGAACACTCTTCATATTCTTTATTTTTATCAACATCAACTGATATAGGTGCTATTTTATCAATATCAATTACTGTATGATGTGGTATGTAAAATATATGATAATAAAATGGTTGAATATTTTCTATGATATGTCTAGCATCTCTAGTCCCCCCTACTAAAATATCTATAAAGGCTTTACAAAAACAAACACTACTAATAACAAATATAATTTCAACTATCATATTCTTATATTTGAATACTAGTTTTTTTTGATTCTAATGTGCTTGAAGTTTCTTCTCGTTTACGTTTCTTATCATATACAATACTCATACTATCAGGTATATTAATTATTTTATTATAATTAAGCTTATTCTTCAAGTTATCATTTTCATTTTTAAGATTAATAACATACATTTTATATATTTCGATTATATTATCTAAAGTCATCATCCCTATATATAATTCTTTAGCCAATAAATCACATGCTGTCTCACCATTTATATTAGGTATATATATATCAGCACCCATGGCATAAAGTTTATTAATCAAATTAACATTTTTTGATATGACAGCAAAATGCATTAAAGTATTTTGCATAGGATCACCTTCAACAGGCATATTAATATCTACATTTAAGCTTTCTTCCAAACAGTAAATGTGATAGTTATTTTCATCATATACTTTATTATATATATCTAAAATAATACTCATTGTTTACCTTTTTATACTTTAGACGTTTAAAGATTAAAAATTATATTTATCAAAAATTTGATAAACCCTAGTAGTTAATATTATAGTATAATTAGACTAAAAATGGCAACAAATATATACCATAACATGATAGATCGTGAAATTATCAGTGTATTAATATTTTATTCAGATAGACTTTTTTCGCAGTATGAACTAAATAATATTATTAAAATGAGACTTGGAAATATTATAAAAAAGGATGATTTTGTTAGTGCATTTATGACCATTGAAAATCGTCATAAAAACATTTATCGTTTTGTTATTAATAATAATGAATATTTAGTATTGTCTACTAAAATAGGTTATGAACTATTAGTATCCATAAAACATAAAAAATTTAATAAACATATTTTTATGACTGATGATATAGATATTATTAATGAAAGTTTTGAAAATATAGATTTATCAAAAATTTGATAAACCCTAGTACTTGGTATTATATTATAATTAGACTAAAAATGGCAACAGATACATGCTCAAATATAATAGATCATGAAATTATTAATGTATTGATATTTAATCCAGATAGGTTTTTTTCACAGTACGAACTATATGATATTATTAATAAGAGACTTGGAGATATAAAAAAGAATGAATTTATTACTGCATTTTCAACCATTGAAAATCGTCATAAAAACATTCATCGTTTTGTTATTAATAAAAATATATATTTAGTATGGTCTACTAAAATACGTTCTGAACTATTAATATCCATAAAATATAATAAATTTAATAAACATATTTTTATGACTGATGATGATTATATAGATCTTATTAATGATAGTCTTGGAGAGGTAGATACACTCTTTAATCCTTCTGAATTATTAAATGATGATATGAATGCAATACATCTACTTGTTAAAAAAGGTTGTATTAAAACTTTAATGAGGGTATTAAATTTATATGATGTTGATATGAATATAAAGACTGTTACAGGGTCAACTATTTTTGATATTATTTATGCAAATAAGGATATGGAAATGTTAGAGTTTATCCTACGTTATAATTTTAACAAAGATATGGATGATTTGAAAAGGCTTATTAATAAACAAAAAAATGTTATTAGACAATTACAATTTGAGAAGAACAAAATATCTATATACTACTATATAAGTGTAGCTAGTATTATATTGACAGCTATATTCTTTATAGTTTTAATAATTATAATTTAATATATAAACATATATAATGATGTCTCTATGTCCATATAAATTTATATTTGGCAAACCTAAAGAAGGTGTCCATAGTGTTCGTTTATTTAATCTAGCTGTTGTTGATACTACTTTAACTATTTTAGGTGGTTATATGATTGCAAAATATTTTAAATTAAATTCTTGGAAGGTTATACTTTTATTTTTTATTTTAGGTGAACTATTACATTGGTTATTTTGTGTAGATACAACTGTTATTTTATGGATTAAAAAAATATTAAATTCAACGAAACATAATATGGATTAATGTAACAAACAAAATATACCAGTGTTTAATAGTTTCAATTAACCATATAATTTTACTTTTGATAACATATTGATGGTGGTTAATCCAATAAGACTTTTCCAAATTTTGTACAATTTTAAGATACTTTTCAGTTCTTCTTCTATCAATTCCAAATATAACATAACATTCATCTCGATATATTTCAGGCATACTTTGGCATATATTACAAGCAATTTCAGCATCTTGAATATTTATATTTCCCATTGTCGAATGTTTAGCAAATATTTGTATATACTCTGATTTTTTACAGTGGACTTTAGTAGTTATATTATAAGATTTGAATAAAGACAGCATTTTTTAGGTTTAGGTTACTTAGGTTACTTAGGTTACTAAGGTTACTAAGGTTATCTAATTATTGTAGCTTTAATAAATTGTTTTATCAATAATTATTTATAAAGTTAAAGCTTATATTTATATATATAAGTATAACCTACCATGAGACGAGTATCTAGTAATCCTAATCTAACACATTCTAAAACAAATTATTTAGGTACATCTATAAAAAAATCTAATTCAAATGGTTCATTAAGTGATATGAGTAACATTAGTATAAAATCAGTACCTATGTTACATGATACAACATTTGTCACAGAATCAAATATAGATATTGAAATTGTAGCTCATATTCCTATTACAAATATTGCAAAATGTGTGTATATGCATGGTTTTCCAAATGTATTAAATAATAGTGATGAGGTTAAAGATGTTGTTAATTGTATGGTCACTTTAGATGAAGAGAAACGAGAAGTAGTAAATCCTGATGAGGATAAACAATTTGATAAATTTGCAGAAATTGTAAGACGTAGGAAAAAGAAAGAAATAAGGTAAAAATTTTATAATATACGGTTATGTTATTAATGAAACGATTATTTGAAAAAAAGTTATTTAGTAACAAGTTATTTGGTAAGAAAAAGGCATTATTATTTGGATTAAATTATACTGCCTCTGAGGTTGGACGTTTAAGGGGATGTGTTAATGATATTAAAGATATGTCTGTTTTTTTAAGAGGTAAGGGATTTGAAGTAGAAATGTATCATGATGAAGATTTGGATTTAGTTTATGGAACAACATATGATGGTATTGTTAGAGGTATTCAAAGACTTGCTATAGCTAGTTGGAAAGAGTCTTTAGATGCAGTTGTTATACATTATAGTGGACATGGATATTACATTCGTGATACATCTGGTGATGAAAGTGATGGTTATGATGAGTGTTTATGTCCAACTGATATGGATTCAAATGGTGTTATTACAGATGATTATTTACATGAATTAATAAATAGTTTTAATCCAAAGACACGTATAACAGTTATACTTGATTGTTGTCATTCTGGTTCTGCATTAGACTTACCATATTGTTATAAGACAAGTTATGATGTAGTCATTGAGGATAAGAAGTGTAATGTAAATGTGACGATGATATCTGGTTGCCGTGATAATCAAACAAGTGCGGATGCAAATTTTGGTACTATTTATGACAAGTTTTCAGGTGCATTAACCAAGAATTTATTAGATATTTTGAAAGTACAACCAAATATATTACCTATTAACTTATTAGATATTTTACATAGTACGTTAAAAATTCAAGGGTTTAATCAACTTCCTATGATATCTTCATCTAAGAGAATAAATGATATTAAACTATTTTAGTTTGGCGCCCATTAATTATTATTTGTCTAATAATAATCAATGTTTGGTTTCGGTTATAATAATGGAAATATTGGTATAGGTACTTTACAACCTCAATACAATTTTGATGTTTCGGGTAATGTTCATTTAACGGGTGATTTATACAGAGACAATCTTAAAATAGCCTCATTAAATAGTTATCTTGTTAAGAAGGTTTTTATTGTAAGTACTATGGGAATGGTTTTTGATTTATCATACAATGGTATTATTTATTTAGAGCAAACTGAGGTTGAGGTATTTGTAAATGGATATAAATTAGCTTATATTGATAGTATAAATAAAGATTTTGACATTGTTTTGGAGCATGATACTAACAATAATTGGACAAATTTTACAGTTACATTAGAAAATAATGTTTTAGTTGGTGATGTTGTTGATATTATTATTACACCAGGATTAAAATTTACAACTGAGTCACCTAGTTTATATCAAATTGGAGGTTTATTAGGTACTATAGCTAGTCCTATTAATGGAGGTACAGTTAATATCAATATTAGTTTAGTTACAAATGCGCTTATAGAGTTATCTTATGGGAATAATCCATTAACGATCAATATAATACCTAGTATTTTTGATACACATATTGTGGGAAAACGTGGACGGATTTATATAAGAGAACGTAGTACTAATGGTAGAGTATTAACCATTGATAATCGTATTTATTTTTCGTCTTTATATCAACCTGGTGGAACATCATTAGCTAGTATTAATCCTTTAATAGATATATTAGAGTATGAGGTAATAAAGAGTGATTTAATAGTAGGACGATATGAGAAACACACAAGTGCATATAGTTGGGATGATGTTAATAAGAGACTGGGTATAGGGATTAGTAATCCTCAATTTCCGCTGCATGTAATTGGTGATACACGTATTCAGGGTAATTTAATAGTTAATGGGACGACAACAATGGTAGATACGAATGTTAATACGACGGAGATGCTGGATATAACCAATGATGGAACGGGACCAGCATTACGAGTGACACAAACGGGGGCACAACCTATAGCTGATTTTTGCGATGATTTATCAACTAATGTAGTATTAAGGATAGCAGATGGCGGAAATGTGGGGATAGGTACTACACTACCATGTAAAAAATTAGAAGTTGCGGGAGATATATCATGTAATTTCTTATATGGTCATGTAAGTTGGACAGATGTAAGTGGTTCACCAATGCAAGAGATACCAGTTGGTACTGTTGTAGTGGTCGATTCCAGTGCCACAATATTAGATGAAACTTATATTCCAGTAAATGGTCAAACATTAAATCGCGTAGATTATCCAGAACTGGCCAATTCATTTAATATTCCAAGTGGTCAAGCTACATTTACAATTCCAACGACATCTCAATACCAGTCAGATTGGCATCAAAGTAATACGAGTAAAGTAACATATATTAAGAATAAACCGAATATAGTCGGGGATGGTAATGGAAATGTGATAGTAAACAATATTAGCGCGGGTAATTTGGGAATGTTTAGGAATAGGATTATCAATGGTGATATGAGGATAGATCAAAGAAATACAGGTAATGGTATTGGTGGTCTGACTGGTTCTTATTTGACATACAATATCCAACCTTCATCATTTTATACTATAGATAGATTCAGTATTGTATCTCCAAATGTAGGTGCCTTGACTGCTAAACAGGTTATATTAAATGATAGTGATAAAGTTGCAGTTGGGGGTGGATTTACTAATGCGGTAGAAATTGGACTTGTACCAAAAGATGGTTTGTCTTTCTATTCACCATTTGAAGGAAATGCAAATGATATTATTAATAATAGTACACCAACAATAACTGGTACACCTCAATATGTAACTGCATCCGTTATTGGTTCCAATGCTATGTATTTGGCGAATACAGCTGGAACAACTGCATCACATTATATAAGATATACGTCATATGTTTTTACACCTTCATTTACAGTAAGTTTATGGACAAATTTTACTAGTTTTTTAACAGGAGGAGGGCAAAATGCAATGATTCTAACAACAACGGGTTCATCTGCATTAACAAATGCATTATGGATTGGACAGTATGTTGGCTATATTCGTTGTGGTTTTTTCTTTGGAAATGATGTAGGTTCAATTGCATTATCTAGTAATAGATGGTATCATATTTCAGTAACACATTTGAATGGTACATTGACTCTTTATGTCAATGGTGTATCCAATGGTACCGCAACTGGGACTTTAGCACAAAATGGTTTTATGCTTGGAAATGGTTATACGACGGATACACGTGCATTTGCAGGTATTATTGATGATTTACGTATATATAACCGTGTATTAAGTGCAACAGAAATAGCAGCATTAGCAACTAGTGTTGGTATTCCAGCTACACCTGCAACAACGGTTATTTCTGGATTAACTACTTGTTTAACATTTGATAATACCACAGCAGATGCACAGGGAACATTATCTGCCCCGACAGTAACAGGAACAGCAGTATACACACCAGTTTGTAAGGTTGGTACTAGTGCATTAGATTTAACAGCAAATATTGTTGCTGCAACTTCTACATTTAATACTGGATTGTTATATACTAGTGTTTCCTTAAGTTATCCTATTACAGTTTCTTTATGGTTTAATGCAAGTCAAGCAACTGGAAACTATCAAGTACCAATATCAATTGGTACTTCATCAGCAGCACTTTTTCAAATAGCTATTCAAAATTCTAATGGATATCTTTATTATGAAGGTGTAACTACATTATATTTAACAAGTTCTGCTATAATTCCTGGAACATGGTATCATATATGTTTAACAATTCAATCAAACTCGTATGTATGTGGTTATATAAATGGTATATTAACTGTTTCTGCAATTACATCTTCTATAAGTTTATCTACTATTGATCGTATACGTATTGGTAATGCAGTATATTCTACATCATTTCCATTTAAAGGTCTTATTGATGATGTGCGTATTTACAACCGTGTTTTATCATCTGCTGAAGTAGCAGGATTATATGCGTCTTCGCAGTATGCTAGTTACAGTCTTTTTCAACAGACGATCGAGGGAAACAACATGAGTGATCTAGGATGGGGAACTTCGAATGCTCAACCTATTTCCGCTAGTATGTGGATTAAGAATAATTCTTCTAACTCACAACAGTTCTCTATAGCAGCTAATAACACAAGTATGTTAGCATGGATAGATTTTGAAGGGGGGAGTTATGCAGACAAGTTGAACTTCTTGACGAATGCGACTTTAGTTGGAAGTGGTACTTTTACGAATACTACTTACAAAATTGGAACGACAGCATTTAATTTAACAGCCAACACGGTATATACTACCCCCATTACCTTTATTGATTACAATGTTCCTATGACACTTCAGATACCACTAATGGTGTCACAATGGATCAATGCCAGTACAGTAGTTGGTTCAGGTTTTATTGTTGTAACTTCGTTAAGCGCTGCTCCATTTTCCACTGTTTCAAATACAGAATTTAATATAGAACTTGTCATCAATCCATCTGGCAATGTATATATAGAAGCAAGCGTAAATGGAACACTTTATCAAACGCCTATAACAACAGTTATTTCTGCTTCTAATTGGTATCATATTTGTTATGGCATTGCAAATGGAACGTTGCTATTGTATATCAATGGAAACCTATTGGCAAGTTCCACTGTTCCAATAAATGGTGTTTTGACTAACTATTATAGTACAAATGCTCAAATTAGTCAATTTCGCATTGGTGGACAAACCGGTACCGGTATATATGCATTTAAAGGTTATATTGATGACGTCCGCATCTATAACTGTGCTTTATCTGCCGAACAAGTTAGACAATTATATACCAACAATGCAAATTCAACTACATCATCAACTTATTTAATACCAAGAAGTGTTGTCTATAATACTCCATCTATACCAGCTAATTCATGGCAAAAAGTATCAGTGATAATTCCTGGAGATACTAGTGGTAATTGGATGACTAATACGGATGCTGGCTTAACTCTTTCTCTATGTTTGGGTAGTAGTGCATTATATAATACAACCAATGTTGCTAGTACATCTGGAAATGCTGTTACTGTTTGGAACAACACACCGGAGTATATGGGTAATAGTGTGCAATTATATGGCTCTTCATCTAATAATTTACTATCAAGTGTTAATAATTCCGTTTATGTAACAGGTTGGCAATTAGAAAGGGGTAGTATAATGACGACATTTGATATTAGACCTTTAGGAATAGAATTACAGTTATGTCAAAGATATTATCAAAAGTTCATATCATATTGGTTAGGATTAACATTTAATACAAACTTTTTATATAATGGGATTTTATCACTTAAGACTACAATGCGTGCTTTTCCAAATCTTGATGACGGTGCTACATTTTTAACTAGTGGGGGTAGTCTTGGTACAGTTGCTTTATACGTACAAGCTGCTGGTAGATCAACTACAGATTCCGTTGTTATTTGGAATACTGCAAATAATTGGACTGCAAATACACAGGCAAATGTAAGCTTGGGTTTAACTGCGGAATTATAACAATTGCGTTTAAGCCCACTAGAATAGAGTGAACTTTAGGTAAATTCGCCTATATAATTCTTATTATTATCTATTTATATCTTAACAATATGAGTGAACCACAGTTATTTATCAAAGCTAGGACTAATTACTATGCCAATCCACCTAGTACCTGGAAAAGAGATGCTGATTATTGGGAAAAAGATACTTCCAATAATCTATTTTATATGAGTGGAAATGTAGGTGTAGGTTATGCTATTCCAGGTTCCCGTTTGGCGGTAGATGGTAATGTAGGTATTGGTACTTCTATTCCGCTCAATACATTGGATGTATCTGGTGGCTTGCTAGTTAGGGGTAATACTTTAATAAATGGAAATGTTGGTATTGGTACCAATAATCCTCAAGGACAATTACAAGTAAATGGTAATATATATATAAGCGGTAGTTCACCTGGTATGAATATGTTTGTAATAACTACAACTGGATTAACAACATGGACAGTACCAGCAAATATATATAGATGTATCATTGAACTTGTTGGTGGTGGTGGTGCAGGAGCTGGACGTGTTTTAAATAATGGTGGTGCGGGTGGTGGAGGTGGTGCAGGTGCATTCTGTAAAGCTATTCTTAATGTTACTCCAGGAAATGTATTTAATATAACTATTGGAGTTGGTGGTACTGGAGGAACAGGTAATGGTGGTAATGGTAGTAACTCATCACTAACTATAACTGGTATTGCTGGAATGATAACAGCAACGGGTGGAACAGGTGGTATATCAAGTAATGGTGCAGCAGTAACAATTCAAGGGCAAGGTGGATTTGGTGGAAGTGTAGCAACTTTTACATTACCTTCTTCAGTTGCAACAGTAGCTATGCTTTTAAGTGGGGGGGATGGTACAGGTGGTGCTACAGCTGTTACCAGTGCATCTTTTGGTATGGGAGGAACAGGAGGTGGGACTGTATATGGTACTGGTGGTGCAGGTGGAAGTACTACTAATGCAGCAGTAGATGCAACAGGTGGTCCTCGAACTGGTAAAGTACCAGGATCAGGTGGTGGTGGTGTACCTGCAGGTTCGTCTGCGGTTCAAAATGGTGCTAATGGTGCACCAGGAATATTAGTAATATATTACTAATATGGATTTTAATCAAACACCTGCTGTAGAAGTATATACTCGTGTAAAATTAATTAAATATGCTTAATTTTAGTATTTTCTAATGATGAATTAACATTATTAATAATATAATATATTAGTAATAATGTTCCATTTTAAGGATAATAAAGTTGGTATTAATACAACACCTTTTTCCACTTTGGATATTAATGGGAACACTAAAATAAATGGAACTCTTAATATTAATGGTAATATTATCCCTAATTTAAATGAAATTTATGATTTAGGTTCTTCTGATTTTCGGTGGAAAGATATATATCTTAGTGGTAATACTATTGATTTAGGTGGTACACGTATTCAAAAAGATATTAATGGAGGTATAAAAATAACAAATGATGAAGGTGATACATTAGATGGTAAATTTAATAATCTTATAATAGATGGAAATATAGATATTAGTGGTGATTTAATTGTTAAAGGTAGTACTACAACTATTAATACAACATCATTAGTTATAGATGATCCTATTATTACATTAGGTACTTTAAATACTAATGAAATATTACAAAATGATGGATATAATAAAGGTGTTGAATTTACATATTTTACTAATGAAGCAAAAAAAGGTTTCTTTGGTTTTGATAATGCTACAAATGACTTTATATATGTCAAAGATACATCAAATAATTTAGGAAATATAAGAGCTAATATTTTTATAGGTGATTTATCTGGTAATGCTAATTATGCTATTAATGCTAATAATGCTAGTACAGTGACTAATGGTGTATATACTATTGGTAATCAAAATATAGGTGGTATTAAGAATTTTACAAATAAATTAGGTATTGGTTCATCAGTCCCAAGTAAAGAATTGGATATAAGTGGAAATATTAATTTTACTGGTAATTTATTTCAAAATAGTTCACCATATATAGGATCTCAATGGACAACATCCAGTAATAATATTTATTATGATACTGGAAATGTAGGTATAGGTTCAATAGTACCATCAAAAAAACTAGATGTAATAGGTGACATAAATTTTACTGGTAATTTGTTTAAGAATAACTCCCCTTATATAGGTTCACAATGGACAAAATCTAGTAATAATATTTATTATAATACTGGCAATATAGGTATTGGTAGTAGTACTCCAAGTGCTACATTAGATGTAAGTGGTAATATAATCATATCAAATGGTAATGTGGGTGTTGGTAGTAGTACACCAAGTCAAAAAATGGATGTAGTAGGAAATATATTGCTTAGTGGAAATTTAAGTGCCAGTAATATGGCAATGTACCGCAACAGAATTATAAATGGAAATATGAGAGTTGATCAAAGAAATGGAGGTTTATTAAGTAGTAATACCGGCTTGTTAACAAATAATACGGGATACGGTTTGGATAGATGGAAAAATGCTAATAATTCATACATTAATGTAGCACAACAACAAATGGTTTTAAGTGATAATGATGTTGTTGCTATAGGTGGTGGTATGTCACATGCAGTTTCATTAACAACTATGTTAAACACATATAATGGCTTAGTATCATACTATCCTTTTGATAATACAACCAATGATATATTCCGTAACTTGGCTCCTACAGTTACAGGAACTATAACATATAGTAGTGGAAAAATAGGAAATGCAGCTTTTTTTAATAACTCGACAGCTGCTTCACCAACTAATTATATCATAACTACAAATCCCACTCCCCAAGTACCATTAACCTTCAGTTTTTGGATTAATCCCAATACACAACCACAAGGCAATACGATTATGTCTTTTAGTAATGGCACATTTACGGGTTCTAATCTTAATATGAATTTAGATATTACGACAGGCACTGTTATAAATTTGTATGCTGCGTTACCAAGTTTGTGGTCGATTAGTGCTTTATCTTCAGGTGCTTTAACAGTTGGTGTATGGTCTCATATATGTATTACTATGAGTTCAGCTTGGGTAGCAACCATGTACGTCAATGGTATAGCTATAGCAACGCAAACAGGTACTGGTAACTTTCCAACAGCTTATGCCGGTACTTTAGCCATTAGTCGAATGGGTGATGGTATTTTAAGAGGTTTTTATGGTTATTTAGATGATCTTCGTTTTTATAATCGTAATTTATCTCCCCAAGAAGTATATTTATTGTATCAATCAAGCAATACAAACTATACACCAATATTCCGTCCTGTGTCTAATCCAGTTATGTACTTTCCGTTCGATGAAAACTTGACAGATGCAACTGGAAATGGCAATACATTAACAACTATTGGGAGTGTTTCCTATGTTACTGGTTATGTGAGTTCACAGGCTGTTTATTTACCAAATGAAACAGATGTAATCAATAACACTCAAGCAACTAATTATATAACAAGTAGTTATAATTGTCCTACAACATTTACGGTTGCATTTTGGTTTTGCGCTACAAGATTAAAAACTACAGGAGATACCATATTTAGTACCAATAATCAAACTACTAATGTAACAAATAGTATTAGTATTTACATCCAAAGTAATACTTTGTATGCAGCTTTTAATAATACAGCTAACACAGGATCTGGAATAGCAATATTTCCTTTTATTTGGTACCATGTTACATTAACTTATAATAATACAAGTCTTATATTATATGCAAATGGAAATAAAATAGGTAATACATTAACTGCAACATATTATTCTTCTGGTTATATATTGGGTTATAGTAGAGATTTAACTAATTTATATCCATTTGCAGGTTACATTGATGACTTCCGTATCTATAATAGTATATTATCTGCATCACAAATATGTGAATTATATATGTCATACACTCCTAATCAATATGTACTTTTTCAACAGCCAATTGAAGGGTATAACATATATGATTTAGGATTAGGTACAAGTGCATCTCAACCAATGACTGTAAGTTGTTGGTTAAAGAACAACACTAGTTACCCTCAAACATTTTCATTTAGTGTCAATAATAGTAATTTAGTAGCGTACATACCATTCGAAAACTCTTATACAGATGCTATCAATATTACATTATCACAACCAGTTAGGTATGGCAACGTAAGTTTTAGCAATAGCGTTTATAAGGTAGGTAGCTATTCAGTATATTTTAATCAAACACCTAATATTGCACCAACACAGTATCTTTCATACACAATACCCGCTAACATGCAACCTCAAACAGTTGCATTTTGGTTTAATCCCAGTACATTAAGTGCATCAAGTGGCACACAATTCTTATGCCATTTTGGTTCGACTACAAATTCTGCTAATGATGCATGGAATTTACGTATTGTTAATAACACTACTCTATTTATCAATTTATTTGTAACTGGTTATAGTACAGGTAGTAATTATTTTACTGCTAGTATAAGTACCACTTTAGTAGCTGGAACATGGTATCATTGTGCAGTTACTTTTGTATCAGGTGGGTATTTGTTGTTGTATTTAAATGGTGTACTAGTTGGATCAAGTCAATTTAGTACAAATGTAACAATACCACTATCTAATACATTTAATTTGGTCAATTATACTCAAGGTGATACTATAAACTGTTTACAAATAGGCGGAGGAGGTACTTTAGGAGGCCAGTCCTATCATGGTTACATAGACGATTTTCGTATTTATAATCGTCCATTGACAGCTACACAAATATATCAATTATATATCAATAATGCATATAGTACAACAGTTATTGATTATTTATTAGCAAAAAGTTACATATATAGTACTCCTTCAATAGCAGCTGGTACGTGGAAAAAAATAGTATTTACCATTCCATCAGAATCAGTTGGATATTGGTATGTTGATAATAATACAGGCTTACTTTTTAGTTTATGCTTGGGAGCAAATTCTGTATATACAGCAACACCTAATACTTGGAACTCTGTAACTGATTTTACTAGTACAGGAGTTCAAATATTAAATGATATAAGTACTAATTATATGGGTATCAATGGCAACAATATATTGATCACAGCTGTTCAATTAGAACGTGGTAATCTAATGACACCATTTGAGTTTAGACCTTATGTAGTAGAGTTACAATCGTGTCAGAGATATTTTGTTAGAAAAACTAATCAATCTAATTACGAATATTTTGGATATGGACTAAATGAAACTACAGCTTCAACAAGCTCAAATCTTCAAGTTTATATACCACTATCAGTAAATATGCGTTCAGTTGCAGTATATTCCACAGTATCTAACGTTTCACACTTCTTTTTAAATGGTATAACATTATCAGGAACAATAACATCAAATAATATTACATTTGGTTCACTATCAGTAGGGGCAATTAATGTATTATTATCATCAGCTGCATCATTTACTGCTTGGATACAATATGCATTCAGAGTACAAAATATATCAATAGGAACAGCATATATTGATTTTAATGCAGAACTTTAATGGTTTAATAGTCAAATATCATCCTTTTTAACCCACATTATCATATTATCATTTTTAACTAGTTCTAAACCACGTAATCGTCCTTCAATACCACAATATTCCTTTGGTCTTGGTTTTTTACGTGTTGGATACCTTATCCACCATTCACATTTCATTGCCTCCTGTTTTGTCCAATTTGGATTATTATATATGATAAATGACCTACTGATTTGGTGGTATAAATATATTATTTCATTTGGTTCCTCGATAGACTTATTAAATGTTTTAATTTACTATAAAAATTATTTTCTTGTTGTTTTTGTTTTAGTCTTGCATTCATTAAATCTATTTGGATGTCATCACCAAACCATATTTTATCCATCGTATCAGAACCATATTTTTTTCGCATAGATTCAACTGCCCTCTGACTTGGTACCGGTTGACTCGAAAATATCGAATCTATTTCAGTTTCTATCATTGATAAAAACTGGTCTTTTTCATGACTTGGTTTTATATCTTGAAGCTGAAATTTATTTATTATCCGACTCCATTTTCTAACTGCTGTTAAATGATCCGCTGCTTTTTCACCTGGTTGAAGCTGTCTTAGTAATCCAGTTAATAATGCACTTCCTATACTTAATGATGCTGCTATATATTGCAATATTGTATTATTAGATGAAAAGATAGCTGCACCAGCTACAGTACTCATCAATATAATTGGTATCGTTAAAGCGTTATGAAGAGTTCTGTATACATATACCGATTTTAACTGTAAATAAAATTCAATGATAGCACGTTTTTTCCAATCAACTGATAAATTATCTCTAGATTCTATCTGACGTTGATGACTTTTATATTTATCATAATAATTATTTTCCTCCTCTTCCGTCACTACTATATTAATTTCATTTTCAGAATTATCCATTGTCATATCTTTCAAAAAAAAAATTCACTTTAAACTTAATAATATTACATTTAATCACAATATATACACAAACATAGACAATATCAAATATCATCCTTTTTAACCCACATTATCATATTATCATTTTTAACCAAGTCTAAACCACGTAATCTTCCCTCAATACCACAATATTCCTTTGGTCTTGGTTTTTTACGTGTTGGATACCTTATCCACCATTCACATTTCATTGCCTCCTGTTTTGTCCAATTTGGATCACTAACTATTGCTAAATACTCCCATGTTCTACCCTGTGTACTACGTGCTCCTCCCTTTAATTCCCCATTATGTTGTCTCAATCTTCTTTCTAAATTAACAGTATATCCATTATATGTTCTATTATCCGATCTAATAATATAACAAAAAAATTTACATTCTGGTGGAAATATATCCTCTAACATTTTTACTCTTATTAAGATAAAAAAATCAGAATCTTCTTATTTAAATGAATGATGTAGTCCTTTAAATATAATAAATTATTGATATTTAGAATGTTTAAAGATTTAGTATTTATAAAGCATTAAAAGAAAATGAACTCTCGTGTGTTATTACTTGATTTTGATGGAGTTCTCTATTCGAATAAATCTGCTCATAAAATAATAGCAGATCGTTCTACTCGCTATTGTAATCGTTTTATCAAAAGCCACAATAAGGTTTTTGTGGAAAACTTTCATCAAAATCTTTACAAAACTCATGGTCATTCCGTCGTTGGTCTTCAAAAAATTGGTTATGATGCTAATATTACTGACTATAATAACTATTGTTTTTCCAATTTAGATTTTAATAATATAGATAACGATTTAGATAACTCCAAAAGTATTAATGAATTGATCAATAACTTACGCTATCATAATATTAACACATATCTCTTTTCTAATGCACCAAATGTTTGGACTGTCCCACTATTACGCAAAATGAATATCAATATATCAGAAAATAATATATTAGAAATGAATAAACTAAAACCTACTTTAGAAGTTTATCAGGATATTGAGGATATCTTTAAAGATCATCAATTATATTTTGTTGATGATAATATGATCAATTTTACTAATATTATGAATAATCCTAAATGGATGAAAATCCTATATGCTAACACTAGAATTGATATTAAAGATGATCTAAAAGTTATCAATGAGTTGGAACAAATTGATGATTTAATAGTTTAATTATCTAATTGTTTATTTAATTGTTTATTTATATACAATTAAATATTTTTTTAATAAATGTTTAAGCAATGATAGAAACGCGGTTGTTCATTTTGGCGAACAGGATGTAGACGGCGGCGGCACCAATTACTAGTTTAATAACCTTCTCGACATTGGCGTTGGGTACGTACTTGACAAGGTCAATGTTTAGTAGGGCGACTGTGCCCCAGTTTAGGGCACCGACGATAACGAGAAGAAGGGCAATTACGGGAAGGTCGAGTTGCATTTTTATATATATTCTATATCCTAGATAAAATTTTGTATGTTAACAGTTTTTTACTAATAAAATACTATTATCATAGACTATTTATAGTTTTTCTATAGTTTATATTCATCTTTGTCTATTTGTTTTTGTCCTAATATGTATACGTTTTGTCCAGGATATTGTCCATGTAACATCGTCTCTCCTATATATCCATTCACATTTCCTATCCTATATCTATCTATCTTATACCCCTTTATTGTCTCTTCATTTTTTAAATTAATTGATTTTATTCTTTTTATACTTTTTGCTGTTACATAAACGTTAGAATTTGGTAATCGACATACATAATCAGTACTTGGTCTACCACCAAATCCTTCCTTATCCATTTTTTCTATCCAAATACATTCTATATCTAAGTTATTCAGGTCATCTTTTTTTAAAGTTATCATTATTCATTTGGAAGATAATTGTTTTTATAGAAATCATTTAGTATTACTTGATTTGATTGTTCAATATAGTTATCTGATGGTTTTGTATTAACATATTTTATCGCTTCGATAACTTGTTGTTGTAATTCTAACATATTACTACTATTTACTGGAAAAAATCTAGAAGATTGATGAGATGTAGATAAACGTGTCGTTAAAGCTCCCCGATTAAAGTATACGATAGGTAGACCAGAATTAATTAATTGACTAAGACTATAGCAATATGTTTCTTCGGCTGTCGAAATGGATAAAACAATATGTATATTATTACTATGCAATTGTTCAATTAGGGTTACATCTTGATAAGGTCCTTTTTCAATTATATTATCTTTATCAATTACAGTTGTACCACCAAATAAATAATATTTTATGGGTATATCATAATATTGTTCTAAAATATTACTTAATTGAAAAAAATGTTTAATACCTTTATAAATTATTGGTGTTCCAATAAATGCAATATTTATACTTTCTGTTATAGTAGGTATTTTTAATTGTTTATAACGAATAGGAATATCACAATGTGGTACTACAAATATTTTATTATCAGGCATATTTTTAACATATCTTTTATAATTATCATATAGTCTTGGAGATGGTATCAATATCTTGTTAACTTTATGTAATAATTCTGTACAATTTTTAAGGTCTTCCTCCTTAGGTTGAATTGTTTCAAAGTCCTCAGTTGTTGGTGCTGGATTTATAGTAAAAAGCCATTGATAGTCATGAATAGTCAAATATACTGGTATATGTTTTTGATTTAAATGATCAATTAATCTTAAAACATCCCAACCAATATGATATCCAAACATAGTTGAATGTATATGGACTAATTTTATTTTATCTACATTATTTATTGTAAATGGTGTTGTATTAAGTATTTTATGGGTTTCATTAGGATATAATTTTATTAAATCATCAATATGTTTTTGTGTTCCACCTCCTAATTGATGAGTAACATGATAAATCATTATATATATTTACATATAAAGATTACTGTTTATATAGTGATATGAAAATATGGATAATAATTCATGTAATATGTCAGTACCAAGTATAGATAAACCTTTAGCATTAATAACAGGTATTACTGGTCAAGATGGTTCTTATTTAGCTGAATTTTTATTAGATAAAGGGTATAATGTATGGGGTACTATAAGAAGATCATCTCAACCTAATACTCAAAGAATCGATCATATTTTTCCAAAATTGGTTTTGAGATATGGTGATTTAAATGATATGATGTCAATTGTTACTATATTAAATGAAATTAAGAGTAAATCATGGTCTAAATTAGAAGTATATAACTTGGCTGCACAATCACATGTTAAGATTAGTTTTGAGTTACCAGAATATACATGTGATGTAGATGGCTTAGGAACATTACGATTACTTGATGCAATACGGATATGTGGTTTAGAAAAGATAGCAAAAATATATCAAGCTTCATCATCAGAAATGTATGGAAAGGTTATGAATGTACCACAAGATGAAACTACACCATTTTATCCAAGAAGTCCATATGGAGTTGCTAAATTATTTTCATATTGGATAATGAAAAATTACAGAGAAAGTTATAATATGTTTTGTTGTAATGGTATTTTATTTAATCATGAATCACCAAGACGTGGTCATAATTTTGTTACCCGAAAAATAACTATTGGTTTAGGTAAAATTTTAAGAGGTGAGGAAACTAGATTAGAAATGGGTAATTTAGATGCCATGCGTGATTGGGGGCATGCAAAAGATTATATTAGGGGTATGTGGTTAATGTTACAAGAGTTAGAACCAGATGATTATGTTTTAGCTACTGGTGAACAACATAGTGTTAGAGAGTTTATAGAAAAAGCATTTAAATTAAAAGGTTTTGATATTAAGTGGCGAGGAAGTGGTATTGATGAGGTTGGATATGATAGTTTGACCGGTAAAGAATTTATATTTATTAATAGTAGATATTATAGACCAGCAGAGGTTGATACTTTATTAGGTAATGCTAATAAGGTAAAAACTAAATTAGGATGGAATTGTCAATATAGTTTTGATGATTTAGTTTCAGAAATGGTTATAACTGATTGTTATATTCCATCCCAATGAACTGCTTTTATTAGTTCATGTATTTTATCTATTGGAATAATATTATATTTATTTAATACAACTCCGATAGTTTTATCTTCAAATACATTTAGATTATTGAAATGAATATTTTCCATAACATTATTAGCTATTATATATTCTGTAATTCTTACTAAATAATCATTATAATTATCTTTTGGAAAGGGTTTGAAGTATTGTTCATTCTCTAATATAATTTTAATACAATTTTGATTTATGAAGTATCCACCACCTGAACAATATGCACCAAATTCTACTTTTACATTATATTTTTTAAATTCTGGATAGACATCAGTTACATATGTTTTAGATGATAAATAATTTGAATAATATTTACTACCATTTACAAACTTTCCATAGTATGGAATTTGTTTATTATCTTCTAACATTTTATATAAATTGGGTAGATTTATATCAATATCTTCATCAGTCTTAAATACTCCCAACATATTGGGAAATAACTGTTTGCTTATTTTTAAAAACAAATATACTTTATTAGGGAGATTGAGATAATCATCTTCACAACGGATAATTAAAAGGTTTTCTTTTTCATTATATGACCATGGTGTTTCCAAATTAGGATTTCCCATGAATTTTGTATATATTATAGGATACTCATGTATATTAATAAGATTATTTTGATACTGTTTATATGCCATATGTAAATTATTTTGACATGTCAGTACTCCCATAATAAATTTATAATTATAAGGTAATCTAGTATCATATTTATCGCGGTAACTAACCATTCTATTTTCAATATTACTAAAATCATCTTTTTGGTATCCTAGTTTTGGTGAAAATACGTACCAATTATATAGTGGTTGTAAACGTTTCCAATATTGATCCACACAATAAATTCCTTGATCATGTTCTGTTAATAGTCGTAAACCTTCATCAAAATTATTTTTTATAATAGGTAAAAAATGTCGATTAATAGCATAACCAGAAGCAGTTTGTACATCTATAGCTTTATATAGATAGGGAATAGTAGATGTTTTTACTTGTAGATCATAAGCGGATAACATCACTACATCCCATTGAATATGACTATCAAAAAACTTATTTAATATGAAATTGGTTAGTTCTTTATTTTCTTTGAAGACAAAATCATCTTCAAAGATAACACAATTTTTGTATTCATTTAATTCAAAATCTTGTAAACATTTTAGGTGACTAAGTGAGCAACCTAGGTATGGTATTTGATGTTTTATGGCTGATATACGTTTGATTTTATCAGGATTTATATTAAATAATTGACATTGTTGTAAAAAATGATCTTTTCTATCAGGTCTTTCATCAAGATTGATATAATATATTATATCAAAATTGTTCATTCTATATGAATATAGAATGAATCATTTATTTAAATTATTTTTCTTATTTCTGGAATGAGATAATCTTCATCATTAATCTGAAAAATAGGACGATTAAAAAAAAGTTTAGAATAAATATCATATCTTTTAACACACCAATTAACATAACTATCTGGTACATTTATTGGTATATTTTGTTGTGACATTTTAATAAAATTTTGTCCGGAACCTATACCTGCAAAATGAATAATAGCATCACCAACATCAAATATTTTATTAGTAATTGTATATTTGTTTTCTCTTTTTCCGTAGTAATTACATCCACCCATAATATTGTTATCATAATTATATACCTTACCACCATTATTTAGAATATGAAAAGCAACTGGATCAAAAAAATCTATTACTGAATGATTTAATCCAATAGGGTTTCCCTGACACATTTTTGTTAAAATATTAAAATTTGTAATGGTAATTTTATTACGATTAAAACCAAAACAATATGTTTGTGTTATATCTGGTAAATGTCTTACATCATTTCTATTATTTGGATTATATTTATAGTTTCTTATTGGACCTACCAAATCATAATTTTGTAATTTATCAATTATATCATCAATTATATTTGTTTTAAAATAAACATCTGAATCAAAATGTATAATCAATGGTTTTGTTGATTCAAGTATAGCTTTTGCGTATACCATTGCTGTACCTAAATGTCCAGAGTTAAAAGCATTATATATATCGGTGTTATTATCTATAACATGTATAATTTGGTTATCATGTTTTGGGATATATTGTAGATCTTCTTCACTGCAATAAATATTTATTTTTAAATGTGGATGATGTTGATGAAAGGTTTCTAATGCTTTTATTCCTATTTCACCACATCTTACCATAATACATAAAATATATGCTTCCATTATATAATTATTATTTAATATAATCTTTAAGTTTGTTCAACATCTATAATCTACATAACGTCCTTCTATATCAGAATAACCTGCTTGTTGTTTACCTAATTTTGGTCTGAATATATACCAATTATATTTTGGTTGTAGTGACATCCAGTAAACATCTATTGCGTACATATGTTGTACATCATTTCTGATTAATTTTTCGACTCCTTCCTTAATATTTTGTAATAGTATTTGAGCAAAGTTTCTATTAATCATGTAGCCGGCTGTAGTAAATGCTTGGATACATTTATCTAAATAATTATTATAATATGTTGCTTGTTTGGTGTTACTAGATAACATAATACAATCCCATTCAATATTATCATCAAAAAACCTTAAAAACATACTTTTACAAATATCTTTTGCAAAAGTAAATTCAAAATCATCTTCTAATATGATACATGTATCATGTTGTGATTTTAAGAAAGTTTCTAATGTTTTTACATGTGACAGACTACAGCCTAAATATCCTTTTTGGGGCATATTAATAGCATTAATTCTAACATAATTATTTATTTCATATTCTTCTAATTGTTTCTGCATAAAGGCATTTCTATCTTCTCGTCTTTCAAGATTAATATAATAAACAACATCAATTTTAGGATGCATTATATACCAATAAATATAAAGTATTATTTAAATCACTTAAATTAATAGTAATAATTAATTATAATAAAATGAACAATGATTGTGTTGTTACTGGTAAGTTGATGGGTGGATTAGGTAATCAGTTATTTATCATGGCATCATGTTATGGTTATGCGAAGAAACATAATTTAAAGTCTGTTATTCATATTCCAAGTATATCCTATCGAACTCCTACTACAGAACATTATGAAAACACAGTTTTTCGAAGGTTTGATAAAGTGTATAATAATATAACCGATATATTCAATGAGCCAGATAAGTATGCATTATCATATATAGAAATTCCCAAAATGAATGGTTTAGTGAATATGTTACATGGTTATTTTCAGAATGAAAAATATTTTAATTTTTGTAAAGAGGAGTTCATACAACAGTTATTTTTACCAAATAAACCTATATTAAAAAATACATGTTTTATACACATTAGACGTGGAGATTATGTGAATATTTCATTACATTTTATTGATTTTAGTAAGTACTATATAAATGCAATTAATTATATTATGATGATACATAACAATGTGCAATTTTTAGTATTTAGTGATGATATTAAATGGTGTAAGGAGCAAGATTTATTTAAAGGGGAACAATTTATATTTTATGATAATGATGATGAGGTTGAATCAATGATGGTAATGTCAAGTTGTGATATTGGTGGTATATGTGCTAATTCATCATTCAGTTGGTGGGGTAGTTATATGAATAAGAATAAGAATAAAACAGTTATATTTCCGAACAAATGGTTCAATGATTCACAGTTTGTAGTGGATATAGGATATAAAAATTCTATTATTTTACCAATTGATAGAATCATTTCTATGATGAAGTTTAAAGTATTTTCATCATTTTGTTCTAGTACAGATGCTATGAATGCATATACAAATGTATGTGATATATCTAATGGATTAATAAAGTTTATTGACACAGATGATTATACACATGCTCTTATATTAAACACAGCAACACCATATTTACAAATTAATAAAGAAAAAGTTCTTGGATTGTCATTTGAGCCATATATTTTTCAGAAGAATATATTAAGCTCCAAGCAATTTCAAGAATATTGTATTAATACAATTGGTTGTTATTTAATAGCAACTAATGGTAATTTACCTAGTCCTTTTATATCACATTATACATATCAATGGCATAAGTGGCAGCGTCCACATGAATTCAAAGAGTATAAAAAGACGAATAAAATGTCTATAGTATTATCCAATAAGACAATGACTAATTCGCACACATATCGTCATAATTTGGTTGATAATATATTAAAGACTGATATGAATATAGATATATGGGGACGTGGTTCAAAATTACATGGGAGTGATATTCGAATTAAGGGAGATTTTATAAATGAAGAACCATATGAAAGTTATGAATATACGATAGCGATTGAAAACAGTCCAGAGGATTATAATATTACAGAGAAATTTACGGATGCGATAGGATATAATTGTAAAGTATTGTATTATGGTGCTCCCAAAATAAATGATTTATTTGGTCCTAGATGTTGTGTTAAATTAACAGGTAATATTGAATTAGATATTCAGATTATCCAAAGAGTATATAATAATGGTATTGAAATTGATATGACTAGTATTAAACATGAATTATTTCATCGTAATGCTTACCTTCCTCATTTCTTATATCATCATTTTAATAAAGATGTTATATTTAAGACTTAATATATAGTGCATCACCCCATCCATGCTTGGTCATACAAGTTGCAATACGATGAAAGTTATATTTAATTAAAAAGTCATCTAATTGATTCATAAATGCACATCCTTCATATAGTTCTTTAACATTTACCTCACTATATATTGCCTTAATGTATGGCAATATGTGGGTTGCACCTTGAAGTGCTTTTAGTTCAGCACCTTGTATATCAAGATTGATAAAATCAAACGTATCAAGGGGTATATTATAGTTTTGATAAAGGGAGTTTAAGGTTATAGTTTGTACTTTACGTCTTGATACTTCAGTAACATGTGGATGTTCAGTAAGATGTGTACCTAGTTCAAGGATAGAAGATGATTGCATATTATTAGTAATTATAAAATCTACATATTGATTATCAACATTTGAAATAACGGCATTAATAATATTGGTTTGGTTTGTTGGTATAATATCAGCATTTCCTTCGATCCATAATATTTGATTATCATTAATACCAATAGAGTGATATAGTGGTGCCTCTTCACATGTATGTGCACCTATATGTAATATGCCTTTTTTAGGTATACATTCAGGATAGTCTTGGAAAATTGTTGGGATTAACATTATTACAATATAAAAAGTATGTTTTTATATTGATTTAATGAATGTGTTTTTTGGTTAAATTACTTAAAGGCTCATTGATTATTTTTGTTATATAAATGGAAATATCATTATGTATTCCGACACATGACAGATATGATAGTTTTTTGAGGGATAATTTAGAAAAGTATATTAAGAGTCCGTATATAAGTGAAATTATTATAGCTGATGATGCAACAGATGATTATACCAAGTTATTATCGGTGTATGGTGATAATCATCCAAAGGTTAAGCTATATAGACAAAGTCAAAATGTAGGATCTTTTAAGAACAAGGTTTTTGCGGCATCATTAGCAACAAAAGATTGGATATGTTTAATTGATTCAGATAACTATGCGGATGAGCGGTATTTCGAGCCATTATTGAAGGAATGGCGTGAAGATGGTATAAATAGAGGTTCAGTATATACACCTAGTCAAGGTTTACCAAATTTTATTATGAAAGAAACAGATTTATGGTATGTGGGTAAGAGAGAATGGAATAAAACAGTACCTAAAACATTATTTATGAATCTAGGCAACTTTGTATTTCATAAAAGTTTAGTACCATATTTGTGTATATCAGAGTATCATCAACATAATTGTCATGGTTTATGTTCTGTTTATATTAACTGGATAGCGGTAAAGCATGGTTTTAACCTTAGATTCATAAAGAATATGGCATATGATCATGTAGTACATCCAGGAAGTTATTATACACAGACGAGTCGTGAGTCGGATTATTTCAGTAACACTTTTAATTGGTTTTTATTAGATGATCATTTAGAGTGGGCATATGAGGAGGCAGATAAGGGACGTTCTAAAATTGATAATGAAATTGTAGCATTAGATGGGATGACAGGAGTAAAAACACGACATTTTTACAACAATCTTTTATCGATGCCAGGAGCAGTATATTTAGAAATTGGTACATATAAGGGTTCAAGTGTATGTGCTGCAATGAAAAATAATAGTGCAAATGTAGTATGTATTGATAATTGGTCAGAATTTGCCGCTCCAAAGAACGAGTTTTTAGTAAATTTTAACAAACACAAAGGTAATAACCAAGCTACATTTATAGAGAAGGACTGTTTTAAGGTAGATGTTAGTCAATTACCAAAGTTTAATATATACATGTATGATGGAAACCATGATTATGATGCACATAAGAAAGCATTATCACATTACATAAATTGTATGCAAGATGAGTTTATTTTTATAGTAGATGATTGGAATTGGAAGCGTGTAAGGGAGGCAACTAGGGAAGTAATTAGAGAGTTAGGGTTAAAAATTATATATGATAAGGAGATTCGGTTAACGGAAGAAGAGGATGGTAATACAACTAATAAAGAAACTTGGTGGAATGGTATGTATTTATGTGTACTACGCAAGTAGTCTATGTATTATATCACGTTTAATGTATTCACAAGTGCCTTCCATAGTAAACCACACACTTATTTTTTCAAGTTCATGTAGCATATTTTTATATGTTTCATGAGATATATTTTGAAGAATGGATGGTAATTTAGATATATCATTGATATGAATAACAATACAACATTTATCATAATCGATAATATCTTTAAAAGGCAGAGCATTATCGCCGTCATGTACATATACTGGAATAACACCCATTTGAATAATTTCAAAGAATCTAAAACTAGAAGTTCCATAACCACGTGGTGCAAGGGCAAATTTACTTTTTTGGGTGATTGAGATAAACAAATCCATCAAGTTTTCATTAACTTGTAATTCCCAATTTTGTTTCATATGAAGGGAAAAATCAGGGTTGTTATTAAGAGTTTGACATATTATATTTCTAACAGAATGGGTGTTAGTACCGACAAAACTGCATAATATATTTTTTTGAATAAAAGGAATACGTGGTACACATTCAAGACGAGAGGTAATATCTTCTACAATGAGTGGTAAAGGAACATCATAACTAGTACCGATAGAATAAACAATAAGATTTTTTGGTTTATTTTGGATACATATATTATCATCCCATTGACAGATAGTAAAAACGAGTTTGTTATCAGAACATTGTTGTTGAACATGTGATGTTAGTTCAGGAATTTGAGTTTTTCCGGTGGTATGAAAGAGATTACACCAAAACACATCTAAATATGTAATTTTTTCTTTAAGAGAAAACTGTTGTTTATTCCAGTAATCAAAAAAGTATTCTTCAAAAAAACGTCCTTTTTGGAAGGGTGGATATGTAAAATTAAGTTTGGGTTGAAAGTTCATTTGTATAAAATAGCTTAGAATTAAAAACCTTTCATATAAACATATATATGAAAAGTTTAAAGGAAATTGTCAAAGATAAGGATACAGATAAGGATACATTACATAGTTATATAGAGGTGTACGAACAAGTTTTTAATAATGTACGTGAACAGGTAAAAAATGTATTAGAAATTGGTGTATTTAGGGGTGGTTCATTATTATTATGGCGTGAGTATTTTGAAAATGCAAAAATATTAGGTTTAGATGTTAGTGCAATGTATACTATATCATTAGATGAGCGAGTTCAGGTATTAATAGGGAATGCATATAATGTGAACATATTTAATTCCTTAAGTAAATATGATATAATTATAGACGATGGTGATCATTCTTTACAGAGTATGAAATTTGTAGCAACAGAATATTGGAAACTATTAAATGATGGTGGTATATTAGTAATAGAAGATATACCAGAATTGGAGTGGGTAGAGGTATTACGTGGATGTTTTCCTGAGCATTTGCGTGACAAGATCAAGGTATATGATTTAAGAAACAACAAGGGTCGTATAGATGACATTATGTTGGTGTGTGACACTCGTTAGGTTTTTGTGCGAGTATCCAAGTTTGGCATGTATTTTTTGAAGGGGATTTTCAATATAAATTCCCACACACAACAACATTATTTTGTTAAGAGAATTTAGTAATTGCATTTTTTCATCAAAATTGTTAAACTTTTTCTTAACATTTTTTTGTATTAGATAAAACATAAATAACATTTTCAGCTGAAATTAGTTAAAATTAGTTGAAAATATTTAAAGTAGTTTAAAGTATAATTATTTACAGTATTATATAATGGAAAACAATGAAAGAATTGCGTATATATGTAGATTTTGTGAGCGAAAATTTAGTTCATCACAGAGATTACAAACACATTTATTAAAGTTAAAACCATGTCATATATCATTGATGAAACAACCAAATAAGGTATTAGATGAAGAAAAGAGGATAGTTTTAGTTAATGAAAAGATAGATGAAAACATAATAGATTATAATACAGATGATGCATTTGTAGATCAGACTCATCAATTGATATCTTATAAATATCCAAAATTATATAAAACTAGTAAGAATAATAATGAATGTCCATATTGTCATACTATTTTTACAAATAAATATACGGTAAATGCGCATATACATGTATGTAAAGATCATATTAAACATATTAATGATACAGAAAATTCAATACAAAATCATTTAGGAAAAGTAAATATGTTATTACAACAGTATCAAAATAGGGTTATAACATTAAGTAGAGAGAAAAACAATTTATTAAAACAAGCTTTAGTAGATAGTTATCGAAAGACGGATATAATAGCAGAACAGACAAAGGTTCAAGAAAAGGTAATAGATGCATTAACTTATTTGCAGCAAAATCATAGAGAGACACCAAGATTTGAGTTACCATTAAACTTTCAATTATCAGATGAGGAAATTGAAAGACATATTAAAATGGGTTTTCCTGCAGCGACATTAGCGATATTTCTTACAATATTTAAGAATGAAAAACAGGTTGGTGATATACCAATTTGGTGTCTTGATCCATCGAGAGACAAGTTTGCGATAAAAAGAGATGGTTGGGAGACGGAGATAGGTGGAAAACAGATAATGAAGACAATGGAACCAATACATGATATGTTTATGAAATATGTAATTAAACAGTATCAATCGTACTTGTTAAATAATCGTATACATGAATTCAATGAGTTACAATTACAAATTTTAAAGGCGTATGATGATAAGGTTAAAAAGGATTTTATAAAGGTTACAGGAAACGAGTTTAATATTAGTAAATTATTAGGGAATAATTAATTGTTATAAAAATAATTAATTATTTATTTGCGAACGGAGTCGTAGTTATTAATAAACCATTGAATGGTGTTATTTAGTTCTGAATCAAAATCTTCAAATGTCAATGAATCAAATGTATTAAGGAGACGTTCATTGCTACATGTTTTCTTAGTAATACCTTCTTCTTTCTCGATAATTTCATATTTAGCACCGATACAAACTGCAATTTTTCTAACGATATCAACAATTTTCATTTCTTCATGAGCGAGAATATAGTGATCAAAAGAAAGTGTATCAAATACGTCAATCATTTTTGTAACAATTTTAACGGCATCATTAGCGTAAATAAATTGTCTGACACTATTTAGTCCAGTGGGAACTTGATGAATTCGATTTTCTTGTTTTGCAAGATATAGTTTATGTATTAGAGCAGGAACAACGTGAGCATCTTGAAGGTTAAAGTTATCATATTTACCATAGATGTTACAGGGAGAAATACAAATATATTTTGTATTAAATTCTTTATTATAGTTTTGACATTGTAAATACAACATACGTTTAGCATATGCATAGGCGTTATTACTGTTATGAGGGTCACTAGACATGATCATATCTTCTGTCATAGGGAAAATAGTTGGTTCAGCGGGAAATGCACAAGTGGATAAACAAAAGATACCTTTAGTGACACCATATTTGTTAGCGAAGTGAAGAACATTTTCATTAATGATAACATTATCGTGAAACATTTTTGTTTTGTGGTTCATATTAAGGTAAAGACCACCTACGACAGCAGCAAAATGGACGACCATATCAGGTTTTATAGTAAGGAACATATTTTCGACTTGTTTTGGGTCATTAAGATCGTATTCATTACGACCAATAAATATCCATTCATGATTTTCTTTAATTAATTCTTCTAAATAAGTACCAAGCATGCCATTTTTACCGGTAACTAGTACCTTCATGATATAGTATGATACATGGTATTATTCTTTATGTCATTTGGTAATTAGTTTATAATGTTTAGAGCCACCGTATAATATCTCACCTTCAACTAACTTGTACAAATACACATATCCATTTTTTTCAATGTCATCTTGCATCGACTTATATGGTATAGCTGTGACAATTTCATCATCACATAAATACCACTGGTTGTTTCGTTTTATATATGCATAATAATGTCCTCCATTTATTGTTGTTCCTTCGTGAACAATAACAGCAAGCAACTCAAGTTTTTGACCATATAATTCAAGATGACTTGTAATAGGGTTATCTACGTCTATTTTTTTATTACTACTATCATATAGTTGTTTTGCTACTATAAAATATTTTGCAAACTTTACAAACACATTATTTGATTGTTTAAATTTTTGATATTCAGGATTTGCATCACCAACAAAAGATGCTTGTGCAAAGTATTCGACTAAAAGTGTATTCATAGGTTTATTTTTTGAGTTATTTAAATTAATGAGATTAATTATTTTTGGTGTTGCAGTATCCTCAAAAATTACGTTTATATCTTTATACTTATATAGGGATGGATTTAGTATATATTGATTTTTATCATTTATCCATAATATTTTTTCAAGTTGTTCTCTTGCATCTTGTTGGTTGGTATTTTGGAGTTCAAATCTGCATTCATTTGGTAGCTGGATTGGATTGTATTGTTTTATGTAACTATTCAATACATTCTTTATAGATTTTGCAAAATCATCTTCATTTATAACACTGATGATATTATACATAATATCAGGTATGCATGATATTAGTTGAATGGCGGCTGCAATATAACAAGTATTGCCTTTGTTTGGTATTTTTAAAGGAGCAACATTTAAGTGTGGGTATTGTACATTTGTATTAAATGCATTTATGCGTTTGTCATTAGGCTCTGATTTTTTATTTATTATTGGATTTCTAACAGCAGCTTGTTGTTTTTCAGCATCTATACGTGCTTCAGCTTGACTTGCTGAAGCAGTATTTTTTAATTCTGATAGTATTCTTTTATAGTCTTCAGTAATTTTAACATAATTATTAATTACATCATCATCATCATCATCAGCATCATCATTAGCATCATCAGCATCATTATTATTATCATTAGCATCATTATAAATATCTATATAATTGTTTAAGGCTTCTACAAAAGCTAATAGTGCTATATCAGCTTTTTTTATATTACTCTGATCATTTTTAGCTAATAAAAATTCTTTTTCAGCTATTTTATAAGCTTTTTCAGTAGTTTGTCTTGCTTCATTAATAGTTTGTTTTTTATTTTCAGTATCACATTTTTTAGAATAAAGTTTAAATTTGTCATTTGCCTCATCAATACATCCTGAATTTTTAT